GCTACGGCTACGGCTACAGCTACGGCAACGGCAACGGCTACGGCAACGGCTACGGCAACGGCTACGGCAACGGCTACGACACTGTAGAAAAAGTAAAGCGCAACGGGCGCTGAACTTACATTTTGATATTCGGCGGGTAGGGCATGTATGCTCACGTAAGTTAAATCTTACGTCCGGTGAAAGTCCGGCCCCGCTTTTTTTAAGGAAAAAATTATGCGATGGATCGCTTTTGTTATTCTGGTTTTTAGCGGATGTGCTTCTACACCTTCACTAAGACAAACAATCAAAGTAGATGTTCAGATGCACATGTCTGAACTCAAAGAAGCCACTGGTGACGCCACCGTAGGTGTCGCTTATTTCGGTGTCTGGTAGCGGGAAACTACTGCCAATTTTAGAAAGGTTTGAAATAATGGCATCCGTACGCCGTTTAATTTCAGGTCGGAGAGTTAACAAGAGAAGGTCAATTAACAGGGTTTTCACTGAAGACATTAGTGATCCTGAGTCTGTGGGCTTTAATAGCCCAGCTGATTTTCTTCCACCTGAAAAGGTGGTGAAAAACCCAAGCCTATATGAAAAGCTAAACCGCATTCCGGGGAAGCAGCTTACCGCTTTTCGTAGAAACTACGGAATCAGTTTGGCCGATGTGGCCGAACTGGCAGTTAAAGAACAACCTTTGGTATTCATGGAGGAATAGTGTTAAAAACAACTTTGAAAGTCGGAGAAAAGGTTTGGATAGCGGAAGTTAACTCCATCACCCTATCCAGTTCAACAAAGAATAGAATTAAGCTAAAAATAGAAGGTGAAGAAAAAACCTTTAACCATGTTATTACGGTTGAAGATGTGTTAGAATTCGCAGGACTAGAAATCACCTGCATTCGGGCAGGTGATACAGCCGCAACTATTGGATTTCACGGGCCACGTGAAATACCTGTAATCCGTGAAGGGGCAAAATGCAAGCAACCCAAGTGACATTAGGTAAAGATGGCTCGCGTGCCGTTGTTACCGTAATCTCGGAAAAGGCAACTTTTCCAGAGCAAATTGAAGAGCTGCAGTCAGCAAGTGCAAGAGAGCTTGCGCTTAAAGCAGCAGCTACGGCAGGTATCAAGGGCAGCCCTGGTATTTCTGGTTGGGCTGAATCGCCTAACCCCAGAAATTCTAAGGGTAAAGCCTTGGAAGAAATCAAAGGTGAAGATGGCAAACCGTTGCCGTTTAATCACCCGGATATGCAACCCGCTTATTATCAAGCGGCGTTTGAAATTACAGCTAAGTTTTAAAGCTTAGCTGAATAAACCTTGTCGCAGGAGCGGCTTGTTTACCCTAAAAAGTAACAAGCTTGCTCCTGCGATTTTTACTTTCTACCTGATTTAGATTTCAGGGCTTTTTTTTAGATATTGGCTGTGGATCAAAATCAAATAGTCCGTTTTAAAAAAGCAGTAGCAGATGATAGTCCTGTTCTTGTTTGGGTAGCCGAGTGGCTTGAGCATTTGAACATGTTTTCTGAGGCGCAAATCTACGATATAATTAGATTTGCTAAACCTAGGCTTTTGCAACACAAACAGTTAAACCTATTAACGCTTGCTGTTTGCGATAGCCGCTGGGTTGCTGTGGTAGGTAAGGAGAATTTCTGGGATACTTCAATAGCTGAAGAAATAAATCAGTTGCCTAGAGCCTCAATTACAATAATTACATGCGACTGCCTTGCACTCATAGAGAGAAAATTAAATGGACAAAGCCGCAAGCTTGATTCTGCAGACAGCAATTAAAAAGGCAAACAGTACTTTAAGCCAACCTCTGGCAGCTAAAGCTGTACAAAGGTCGCTTCTGCTTGCTGAAGAATCTTACGCGACTCCTTTGATTTTGATGCTACTGGATCACTACGGTACAGCTCTACTTAACTGGGCTCCAGAAACAATAAGGTTAGAAATAGAACAGGATTTTCAATTAAAGCTGCCAAAAATCACACTTGATAAAATAATGGCGGCAATTACGATTCTAACGACAAATTACTTCTATAAAGACGTAACCCGTTTTGTAGAGATTTGTAACATTTTAGCTGGCGACGAGTTTCAACCCGATGAGTTTGAGCCTGCAGACGCTAGTGAAATGCTTGTTGGAATCACAGAAGCTTTGCTGCTATACCCCCCTAACGAGGATCCAGAAGATACAGAATTTTCTGCTGAGATTAGGGAATATATTAGCCAAGTGCTAAAAGAGGAGGGTATACTTAAACCCTTTGATGTGTTGCGTTTTGCATTTACACAGGATGCTTCCGGGAAAGTCGATTTAGAATATGCAGACGATCCAGAGATGTATTCAGCTATTTACAGTATGCAACAAGAAAAGACAGGTGAGCTACGTACGGTTTACCTGGAGAACATGCAGGGCTTGATGGATCAGCTAAAGGTGCTACCATTGAGCAACGGTTCAACGTCCGCTGTAGTAAGTCAGCTACAGCAAATTGTATCTAGGGCAGGAAACGAGGAAGAATAATGAAGAAGGCAATTTTGGCTGTTTTGGTTTTGAGTTCTACCGCTTACGCGCAAGATTGCAGTAGCGGAACATGCAATAGGCCTGTTCGAAGTACCGTGCAAGCTGTAGCCTCGCCGGTAGTACAAGTGGCAGAAGCTGCCGTAGGGTTTGCAGCAGGCGTTACGCAAGAAGTGGCCTGCACAACGCGAAACGTTGTGCAAACTGCAGGCTGCGTTGCTAATCGTACAGTTAGCAGCGCAGTAACTACCGTCAAGCGACCGCTGCTTCGGTCGCGACGGTGCTGCAGATAAGCTCCAGTAAAGCAACGTTAAGCCGACAAAAGTCGGCTTTTTTTATTGATTCTTTTAGGAGACAAAAATGTCACACTTAGTAAATGGTTTTTGCGTTAAAGATATCACGGCGCTTAAAGCAGTTGTTCAAGCTCAATGCCCTGAGCTTGAGCTAATTGAAAGTAAAACTTACCGCACTTGGATTACCGATAACGGTAGGCTTGTTGGCGATCACCCACTTCCAGGTATTTACCAAGCAGTTTTAGCCCACAGGCTAAAAGAAAAAGGCGTTGATGTAAGAGCGCTTGCAAAATCTATGGGTTTTGAGATTCCAGAAAATATCCTGGATCTTGAAACTAATCCGTGGAATCTAGAGCAACAGCGAAAGCTGCTTCAGAACGAAGCTGTTAAGGCTGCGTATACCAAGCTTACAACAGAAGAAATGAGCAAGGATGCTAAATACTGTATTCGTTACAGACCAGAGCTGAACAAAAAGAGTGCCTATGAGATTGGCCTTGTGCCGCATCCATTTAGGAAAGGTGAGTACGTAATGCTCACGGACTTTTACGCTCAAGGTAATGGTCTTTTGTCAGCCAAGGGCTTAGGTGCACACAAATCCAAAGCCGGAGTAGACAGTTGGGCAAATGAGCTTAAGCAGAGCTACAGCGTAAGAGCCGCCGAAAGAGTTATCCAACGTGAAATGGCTAATCGCAATCCGGCTTATCAGCAAATGCAAAAGCGTACGCTACCAGACGGAAGAATCGTTATCGAAGTGAAAGGAAGATAATTGTGGATAAAACTATTCGTATCATTATCGAAGAAGATGGTGCTGTGGGCATCGAGGCTACGGGCTACACAGGTGGAAGTTGCGTAAAAGCAACGCAGCCACTTAAAGACACACTAATTGGTGAAAAGCCTGAAAGCCAAGAATTTAAGCCTGAATTTCGTCTACCTGAACAAAAGATCGCAGAAAGGATCAAGCAATAATGATTTCAACAATTTCCAAGTATTTGGCATCCGGTCAAGCTGGTTTGTGGATTACATCGGCTGAGCCCGACGACGTATATGTAGAGCTGCTTTCGCATGCGGTTGAAAACCGAGAAGTAGACGGGGTAAACGGAATTACCCTTTTGTGTTGGGATGCTGTTGACGGCCTTATTGATATTCAAGGTCAAACGGTAAAACTGTCCGAAGATGAATTCGGGCCGCAAAAAGCTACGCTCTATGCTGCGATGGACTTTGCAATTAATGCCGCACGAGTGCGAATTAACCTTGAGCAGGAAAACCAGCTAACAAGCGAGGACGAAAAGAAGCTTGTTATCTTCATTAAGAACTTTGACCGCTGGCTTTTTCCAAACGGTCAAAGCTCAGGACAGGTCGATTCGTTTTTGCTTTCACAAGTGCAAAAGCTTATCGGTGAGGGTCAAAATGCTCGCGTATATTTACTAGCACAGTCTGCACCAGACGTTGAGCTTCCACCTGAACTGGTAGAGCACTTCGAAGTACTGGCTCACAATTTGCCAGATAACGATGAGCGTCAAAGTCTACTTAGTGACCTGGATGCAGAAACTTCGGTTACACCTAGCGCTATTTCTGCAACTGCTGGTCTTAGCCGAACTAAGCTTAAGCAGTACGGTGCTGAAGCTTTAGCCGAAAAGGGTGCTTTTGATCCACAGTTTCTGTTTGGTAAAAAAGCAAAGCATTTGGCTAGAGCGTCCAAGCTTGATGTTTGGTCTCCAGATTTCCAGACTAATATTAAGCTCTGGGCTGATCCAGATAAGGTTGAAGAATTTCGTGACGCGATTGACATGACTTTGATTGCCGAGGAGCATGTCTCGCACGAAGAAATTCGAGCAAAAATCAGCTACGTTCAAGACGATAAAAAAGTCGAAAAGTGGCTAGATCCGATGCTGCGTACGGAGTTTGATAAGCTATATCGACCTGAGCGTAACTTCTACACGTTTGATTCGGTTATCGGCCTTAACGGGCTAAAGTCATTTCTTACAAATGGCTTTAGAGATAACGTACCTTCTAGATCGAAGCTTAAGCATGTGCTTATGCTAGGTGTTCCTGGTACCGGTAAAAGCATGACAATGAAATGCTGCGCGGGGCAGTTTAATCTTCCGCTTTCTACGATGCAGGCTGCAAATCTGTATTCAAAGTGGGTGGGTGAAACTGACAAGCTTCTAGCAGGCATGCTACGCACCGTAGAAGAAATTGGTGGTATTTTGGCTATCGACGAGTTTCAACGCTTTTTGCCTAGCGGCTCTAGTGGTGAAGCCGGTGGACTGGAAAACCGTATGCTCGGTACGCTGCTTACCTGGTTTAACGATCAAAATAGCTGCGTTATTTTGTCGGCTGCAAATAACATCGCTAATCTTCCTGACGAGGTTACTCGTTCTGGTCGCGTTGACGCTTTGTTCTTTGTTGGGTTTCCAAGCTCAGAGGCTAAGAACCATGCCTGGGAAATGTATATGGAACGGCATAATCTGCCAAACCAATCGCTTCCTAAGGATGATTACTGGACTCCAGCCGATATTTCTGCTTGTTGTCGACTTGCCGAAATGCAGCGCGTCAATCTCGTAGAAGCCTCTAAGTGGATTACACCGTCTTACGAAAAGAACAAAGAACAGATGGATAATTTGCTTAAGTGGGCTGAAAGTGCAGGTTGTATTTGCGCTGAGACCGGTCAACGGTTTAAGCACGATAAACGACAAGGCGTAACTGCTCTGGCAACCGAAGCTAAGCGTGTAACACGTAAGGTTAAAAAGGCTGACGAATCTGCAGCATAAGGTAATTTATGGCAAACATTTTAATCCGTAGAGGACGAAATACTTATGACGAGTATAAAGTCCTCTACGGAGCGCCGTGGGATGAAAGCAACGAGCTATACGCTCCTACAAAAATTAAATTCCACCATAAAGATAAATGGGTGGGAAAAGATTACTGGAAATACGAAGGTACGATTCAGTTACATAGAAAAAGTCGTGCGTTACTTATCATGTCTAGATTCGAGACGCGCAAATGTACGGACAACTGGAAGTACCACTTAGCGCAGAAAATAGCGGTTAGTTACCTTCTACCTCAAACGGAGAAAAATCAATGAGTGAAACAATCACATACTGTACTGTTAAGTACACCATCGGCTGGCTACCTTCTTCGGTAGGCTTTACCGAGCAAACCAAAAATATCCTGGCTCAAACCCAAGACTTGGATTCCAAAGTAATCCGTGGTTCTTATGCAATCTTAGGTGCTTCAAGTGAACCTTTGATTCAAGAAGGCACCCAGCTTAAGCGTATGCTAAGCACGATTCGAGATGAGTTTACAATTCCTGAGTACACGCTTGTGGGAACTGCAGCCGATGCAGAAAATCTAAAGCCAGAAAAAGTACCGGGCTCATATTTGATTGAAGCAGCTCGCGTAGATGAATTTCTAACGCGATTTAATGCTGTTAGGGATCAATATTTAGCCTGGGGTGCTAGAGTCGCTGAGGATTCCAATTACGAAAAAATCAAAGAAAGCGACCGTATTAAGTTAGGTAAAGACTGGGCAATTGTCGAAAAGAAATATCCTAGCGCAAAAGAGTTGGCAGATTCTATTTCGTGTGACGTACCTAGAATCGAGCCTTACGACGCTACGTTTACATTGGCAAATGTGGCTCCTGCTACTGCAGAGAAATTAGCCAAGCAAGCTGAACAACGTCTAACTGCCTCTGTAGATGGTGCAGTCGGTGAGCTTGTCTACGAGCTAAAAGAGATGGTTTATACCGTGGCTAAAAACTGCGGCAAGCGTATTAGGCTTTTACCTAATTCAGATAACCCACATTACAACTTGCGTAACGCCGAAGTTCGAGAAATTAAACGACACAAGGATGACGAAAATGTACCTGCCGGTTATGTTCAAATCACTCTACAAGAGTGCGTACCGGTTAAAAACGGATTTAAGCAGGTGGGTAAAGAAAGGATGCTGGTACTGACTGAAGCTGAATACATGGAGCTTAAGCCGTACGAAACCGATGAATACAAATCGCTTACTCAAAGCGGTTTTAGCAATCTACTTTGGTTGGCTCAAAAGATTACAGCCGTTCAAAATATGTTAGGTGAAAACGGCAAGCCAATCGTAGACTTAGCAGAAGAAGTGCAAAAGACACTAACCGACATTGGTAATTCTCCTGAAGGTATTACTAAAAATATCCGCGACAGCAACTACGCGCGGTCGACAGCTCAAAAGACATTCGGTGAGCTTCTAACTAAAATTACAGCGCAGGAATTAGAGTTACGTAAAGTCAATCGTGTAGGGCGTAAAATACAAAAAGCATGCGCCTAATTATTCACACAGACGGTAGGGTTGAGGCTTTAGAAAGTGATATAACGCGAGAGCTTGGGTTACACAGTAAAACCCGAGTCAGCCACATCGAGCCTGTAAACCCTGTGCTTAGGCAGCTATTTCATTTAATCCGAAAGCGAGTCAGGGACGATTCGCTTTTGGCAAGCTGGACTAGGTGTTGGCCTTGCCAATGGCAAGCAAGGATATTTGACGGGCCTGTACTTGGGCCTTTTAAAAATAGACAAGCGGCACTAGCTGCCGAAATTAATTTCATTGAAGAAAAACTGGAGTTTTATTATGGAACTGAGTATAGTTGAAATAGACGCTACAAAGCGCCTACTGGACAAAATGCAAGAGCGCATGTCTGAAAAAGTCCAACCCGGAGCTTATGATGGAAATATAACCTTAAATGTGGATTACAGTCTTGTTAAAGCGGCTGCAGGAGAAACATCACCGCAGTTTAAATCTGGCGATTACATTATCCAAGCAATACTACTGTACGCTTCAAAGTTGGACTCTAACAAGAAAAATCCCAAGGAAAGTCTAGAGTGGCTTTCTCAGATCTTTGGTGACAAAGGTGTTATGGGTCTTGTTATTCGAGATGCATTGTCCAAGAAACCTCAAATGGTTATTCCCGATTTAATCGAGAAAGCTATGAAAAGTCACTTGGATCAGTGTAAAATTACTTTTCAAAGCTTAGCTGGAAAAGAAACCAAGCAAGGTAACACCAGCGTCAGTGGCGTAGTGTCCAAGGTGGACACACCGGCTAAGAAAGCAAAATCAACTAAGGTTTAATTATGGCAACTAAATGTTTTGATTTGTGTAGCGGTGTTAATTGCGCGTTACGTGAGCATTGTATTCGTTATGAAAAAGGTGCAAAGAATACGAAGCTTAAACCTCCCAAGTCATTACCTGATAGTTGCCTTAACTTTGTGCCAAGGACAAGTTATGGTAGCTGCTCACCCGGTGCTGGTGAGCAGCCTTTGTTAAGCACAGAAAATGCAAAAATCTGATTTTAATTCTTTCGCAAGCAAGTATTGCGAAACTCAAGTTTGTACTCATGAGACTCTTCTATCGCGTTTGAAGCTGCAAATTAAGGAGTTTAAGCCTACAGGTTGGCTTTTAGCTCAGTGTGAAGATATGTGTAGCAGCCGCCTAGGTCATCAGGTGATATTACCTTACGGCCCAAATAATAACTACAAAGAACTGCCAGCTAACGGTTTAATTAATCCGTACGGCTCAGCTACTTTTGTAGTTAAGGCATATCTTTTATCCGAAGACTGTAGGGAGAACGCTGATGTCTAAAGCCGATGTGACTGTAGAAGGTACAGTTAAACGAATAACGCGCAAAGCTTGGCTTATTGACATAGTTAAGCCTAAGAAAATGAGTATCTGGATTCCAGCTAGTCAATTAAAAAACACCGACTGTATTGCTGAAAACGATACCGGTTACTTTGTATTGTCTCACTGGATCGCAGAGAAAAACAATTTGGTTGAGGACGAAACGTGAGATTAGGTAATTCCAAACTCGGTAAAAAAATACATCAATGGAGTATACCAGCCGGTATAGGTAATATTTGCATAGGTGCTACAAAAAAATGCTTAATGCTATGCTACGCACTTCGCAGTCACTACCGGCGAAAAAATGTTCAACGATGCTTAGACAGAAACTATAAACTTTCTTTGACAAATAGGTTTGTATCTTTTGTTCTAAGCTACTTGGTGCTTTTTGCAGTCGCTATCGTTCGCATACACGCAGCCGGAGATTTCTACTCACCTGGTTACGTGCGCAAATGGATACGCATTGCTAAAAGCAGACCTGATGTTGTTTTCTACGCATATACAAGAAGTTGGCGTAGAGAAGACGGTAAGGACAATTCTGCTATGATCGCTGCGCTAGCTGAACTAGCGGCTCTACCAAATATGCGATTATGGCTTTCTTGTGACCGTGACACAGGCCCAGCTGTAGAAATACCTAATACCAATAGGTGTTATCTGCAGGAAGATAATCTAGATGTACCTAATTACAAGGTAGATTTGTTTTTTCGTAATAAACGAACTACTGTTGTAAAAAAGGTAAACGGAACTCTAGTTTGTCCAGTTGAAAACGGTACTACTACGACAACTTGTAGTGCCTGTAAGCTTTGTTTTAAGCCGGATATGTTACACCGGATAAACAATAAAGTTGTCACACAAAAACCAGACTTAGCTTCTTGCGGCGGAGCTAAGCCTGTCCGTACTCGCCGCAAATTTTACATGAAGAAAACCAAGAAGAATTATGAACGCATCCGTACAAGGTCAAAAGAAAGTCAAGAAGAACTATTTCAAGAAGGAAAACAACAATCGCAGTCAAGTGCGTATTTATCAAGTCGGTGATCGGCTAATTGCCGTTTACGGTACTACCCGAAAAATCCTAGACGGCAGCCTGTGGTTTAAGTTTTATGACGATACCGGTTATACTGGGATCGTCAATCAGGATACCGTTGATACCTGGAATCTTCGGTCTGAATTGATCGATTTTCCGATGCGTAATAAAGCTGAATCCGAGATTCCCTACGTATTTAGCCTACTGTGGGGTATCAATACGCTAGCTGAATTGCGTAGAGCTTTTGTTTCACATGAAGACAAGACGCTGATTATGGAAACCGCTTCAGGCTACGGCATAGAGCGGTTAGGCATCAGAAGAGACTTCGTTAAGCCTCTAATTAAACGCTAGTAGTCACCGGCCATTTCAGCTGTCAACACAGAACACGCAGAGCTACTTGCAGATTTGCTAATAGAAGGTGTTTGTCCCGCCTCTTTTAGTAATTTCTCCAGTAGCTCTGCGTCCGGTTTGGGCAGCGTATGTGCAATAGAAGCTAATTTCTCTGGATCAACTTGCAACCCAACGCAGGCTTCTTTGGCAAAATCATCACCAAAGAGTTCAATTAAGTCTTGGCGTGCAAGTTTAGCAAGTTGATCCTTGGTGTACACGTTTCCAGTTTGAAGCTCGCAGGCATCACTGCAAGCTGATGCAGCTTTTCGAAGCGCCACTGTAAATACGATATCTTCGGGTCTAGATAAAAGACTACCGTACTTACCTTTAATACCCAATGAATAATCAAGCTGGTCGATAGTTGCGGCAAGCTTGATTGCAGACTGTCGGTCTAGAAACAATTCTGGTTTCTCGGTTACTTCTTCAGCCAGCTTTTCAATTGAAGCTCGGTGTTCTTTATTTACTGCAAGCAAAGCTCTATTGGTCAATGCCTGATGTACGTTGCTAATATCTGGTACACCGTAGCCCGCTTGTTTTTCAATAAACTCAGCTAGCTTTTCACCGAGGTCTACATTTTTAGAAACGGCTTTCGTGTAGATCTTATCTGCAACTGTATTTCTGTCTGCAAAAATAAAGTTGTCTTGATTATCGTGCAACCACTGTGCTGCAGTTTTTACTTCTTCAGCCGTAGTAATAGGGTAGTGTCTTTCTTTCTGATCACCCACTTGGTAGACGTAGGCAAAATCCGAGTCGGTTAAATTGCTTTGTTTTTGAAGTTCAGCCTTACTATACAAATCACTACATAAGCTAGAAATAGCAAAATAAGCTGCAGCTTTTTCTAACCTTTCCTGAATCTTTTTCTGGTGTTTGAGATTGAAAGATCCCTTTTTTGTCGCAAAATAAGCAGTAGAAAGCCAAGTTGCAGCAGCCGTATGACACGGATAGCGCTGCGAATAGGGATCGGCATACGCTGTAACGGCGATGTTTTCAGGGTGCATTGTTGCATCTAGATCCGCAGCTTTCACAAAATCCGGTAAATTGAATGCATCGGCAATTTTAACCAGTTCCGATTTTGTTTTATCTGTTGTTGGATCAACTGCAAAAATAGTCATGTCAAATCTCCTAGACATTCATGCCAGTTTGCCCTATTCGGCTATCGCTAAATACATTGGTTTAGAAGCGTTTGAGGGCCAAAACTCTTCAGGTAAGTGTCCGTTTTGCGGTGAGTTCACCTGGACAATACAACAAGATAGCATAAATCTTGAGGAAACGCACTACTGCTATAACTGTAAAAAATCAGGAACTGTGCTGGAATTAGCTTCCCAGCGGTTACGCTTAAACCCTGTCTCTACGATTAAATATCTACACGAAAAGCTAAATTTCCAGCTAAACGAAGACACTTTGACGTTGTTTGTGAAAAATCAAAATAATCAACGTCGGCTAGACAAATTGCACATTGCCACCCGCAGAAAGATGTTAAAGCCGGATTTAAATGAGCAAAAAATACTAACAAAAATAGGCATTATGCCTGATGCAATGAGTAACGAACGGCTGCTTGAAGGCCCGGCTGCACTGTACGGTGTTATGAATTGCAAAGAATTAAGAACGCACGTGAAGACAAATGCACGGGTAAAAAATAACGCCTTTGTAATGGTTCCGTGCTACAAAAATACAAAACAAATTTCGTATTTTTTGTACCTAACTGAAGACAATGAAATCTCTCCGGGCAGGCAAAATTCTATTTCAGACATAGCTTTTTCTGGTTTGCAATTTATGCCTAAATTTCAAACGCAGTACGTTATTGTTACGTCAATGGTGCGCAATTCTTTAAAGCTGCAACACGGTAATTTTCAAACCAGCAATGTTCCTTTACCGATATTAGCCTGGAAACCTGCTTTGATTTCTGTTCCAAAAATACAGTGGACTATTCTAGACGGGTTTATGCCTGTGTTTTGGGAACGCTACCCAACGCCACTAATGCTACACCAGGCAATGATGGCTGACGCAAGAATATCTTTTGTCGGCCCTTCTAGGCTAACGGCTGACGTTAAATCTACACCCAAAGAAGACTGGGACAAATGGATAAAGTACGAGTCAGCTATAGATAATGTGCGTAAGATAGAATCCAATTCGCTGCCGTATGAGCAGGCACTTGTAAACTGGTTACGTCGCGCATCAGTTGCAGAAAAGATTCAATTAATTACTGAAGCGGATAAGTTTAGTGCCGAAGTATCTAAGCTAGTTCGCAGAAGCATAGGCCCTGATTTTAAAGGCAGCGCACCTAGGCGTGTTAATGTACCTACACTAGCTAAAGGCGGAAAACTTGGAACTCACGGTTACGTAGTCGTCGTAGAAAAAGAAGGTAAGTGGTACAACTTTAGTGGTCAACTTAAATTGCCTGGTATTGTTCGAGTAGATTACGTTGTAGTTAGGCCAAACAACAAAAGAGAGTACATTGGAAAGCTAATAACAACTAAAAAAGAAATACCGTTTAGAACTACAACTAAAGAAGCATCTTTACTGTGGTTTAAAGATCTTGGCGAGAAAAACGGTGTATCTATGCTGGTTCCCAGCGAGCACAGTATTTTTAAACATAAGACCACCGATAACTTTAATCCTATCGACGCTGCTTGTAGGTTTAATGAACCTAAAATGGTAGTCGGACTAGAGCGTATAGGTTGGGACAAAGAAGGATTTCAATTTGCAAGAACAAAAATACTTAAAGGTAAATTTAACGAAACACTTGAGTTTACGTTCTTACCTGAGACACCCGGGCCAGACAAAACCACATACGATTTAAACTCGGTTGAAGAAGATTTAAGCAAGAGTGGTCCTGAGATGGAAATAGTCTGGGGATTTAGTATTGCTCTTTGCGCACAACTAACAGCCGCAGCAGCTAGTAGAATACCGTACGGAATACTTATAGATAGGAAAGAATACGATGCGTTTCTGTATCAACTTACAGAAAAAATGCACATAAGTAAAAGCCCGGAGGGTAAATGGGAACACAGTTGGCCCAGGGTATTTGACTGTCTAAATAAAGCTCGGCGTAACGCTACCGATAATTATTTCGTGACTGTAGGCAACACTTCTAAAGCAGACGAACTGGTTAAAGTGCAGGCCGATGACGAGGATTTAAGCCCAAGACTTATTTCTGCTGGCGTAGGTAGTATTGTTCCACTGTATCTGCAACACTTTACAGCAATGGAAAAAATACCTTACCGAAAGCATTACCAAAAATGGCTAGAGTTTACCTGCGAAGAATTTCTAAAGGTATTTAAGACTACGCCACCTGAGGTAATTCAAAAGGGTTACCTGCGGTTAACCGCTAGTACCAATCAAGATCTTTAATGCCTTGAGATGATACTATAACGTCATCGGATAGCTCAATATCTTCGTAGGCAGATAAGTCAGGAAACTGACCGCGCATTTGAAATAGCATCAGCGTTCCCATCGTTACAGCCTGCGCAAAGTCATCGGGTCCAGATGGATCGCGTAGAATTTTGTAGGTGTCTCTTCCAGATCCAGATTCAGATTTATCTTCAATAAGATTTAGAAAATCGTGCAAGAGGCCAACGTCATCTGATCCTTTGTAATCGTATCTGAAAAACCGTATCACGCCGCTTTTAATAAACTGGCAACAGTAATTAAGCGCACGGTTTCTATCCATTGCATAATGTGCCCGGGGGTGCTTAGGTATTGCTGGCTTGAACAAAATCAAGCCACCTTTAGCTGGTCCCGTGTAAGCTACAGGCAAAATGTTGCGTATAGGTAATCCAGCTTGCACTAAAACAGTTTCTCTAACTGTACCTGCTCCTGTGTAGTCGTGAACTACGTGCGAGCATTTAAACGCTGCCATTATTCCAAGAATCAGCTTAGCTTCTCGGATGTGATCATGCGGGTGCATGCTTCTAAAGCCGTAAATAATATCTACGCGACCATCAGGACAAAGGCCGCACACTGCAATAGAAGTGTAAGACTGCAAAGCTAAATCGCTTTTACCGTTACTTACACCGCCACCACCCCAGTCGACCGAAACAAACCTATAAAGATAGCCTTCGATATTATTTTGAGCTTCGTCTAGTTTGTTTTCCCAGGGCAAGCATGCAGCTCGTTTAAGATCGGTAACTGTAACAAGTTTACTGCCGCTGTCCCAAGATTCACCACAAACTTCGTTGTAAAAAACGTGAATAGGCGTATTGCCTTTACCGTTCATCTTATCAACAAGTATCTGCCATTTTTCTACGCTAGCATAATGCATAGGCATGATTAGCTGCGGCACGTGATAACCAGCGTACTTCCAGCGTTTAGACGGATGACGGTGTACCCATCGGCCTGTTCCACCCTGGTAAGGCGGTCTGGGATTAATAGGTTTTGCACACTTAGAACAAATCACACCCGGGCAAGTTTCACTAATTTCTTTATGCACTGGGCCAATCATCTTTAGTAGATCATGCTCAAGTGCCGGTATGTTCCAGTGTCCGCACCCTCCGTGCGGGCATTTGATAAGCCATTCGGCCATGGAACTGTCAATCCAAAGCCTTTCAATCGTGTTATCAAGTGTCTTAGGTGTGCCTGCGTACTGGATAATACCCCAGCTTCTGGATGCAGAAATTGTCTCATGGATAATTGGTAGAAACGAAATATCCATATCTTGAATTTCGTCAATACAATTTTTGTCTGCAGAGATACCCCGTGTTCTTTCAGCATCTAAGTAAGCAAAAGAAAAGATCATTTGAGACCGATTCTTAAATGACCGCTGTAGCACGTTGTTAATAGTTTTTTCATCTGTAAACAACTTGCCTACAGGACTGGTTTCAATAAACGGTGCTACGTAGTTCTGGGAGAACCGTCGTATCATTTCAAAAAGCGGGGTCAAAAACAACGTGCTAAAGTACGGGATGCAGTTTGAGAACAAAACTCCCTGAGCTGCAAGTGACGTTGAATTATGAGAAGCTATTCCATCTAGCAGATAGTTGTGAGTGTTAGTTACTTCAATGTCTATACACTCGTGTTCTCCTATATTTTGAATTTCAACAATTTCATCCCAGTCAATATCGTTACTTACATACTTTTCAAATTCATTTAATTTATGATGATCTGCCCGCTGAGTTTTAAAAAACTTTAAGTATTTCTTTAGCTTTTCTTTTGAAACTGCATATTTAGGTTTAACTCTAAGTTTGTGTTTAAAAAGTGAAGTTGCGTTTTCACCGTGACTATTAATTCCACGACATTCTCCGGCTATTTCAGCTATAAGACTGCTGATTTGAATAGGTGTCGTATAGCGATTGTTGTTTGACTTTAATTTAGGTAATTCAAATTTAGGTTTGTCCGGAACTGAAAACTCTTTAAAAAATTTCTGCCACCCTTCTTGAGTCTCTACCCTAAGCACCCAATAACGTCGACACCTAACAATTTCACCGGTTAGCTTTCGATAAGCACCCTGCCGTTCTTTTATAGATACAGGTATACCAAACTTTGAAAGCAAAGATTTAAGGTCATAGACTAAAGATCTAGACGTAGAAGTATAACTTATTGTGGCTTTATTTTTGGTTGGTTTAACCATACCGTCTGTAGCCCAAAGTTTTTCAATAAACACACGCGTATCTTGTCTAGACAGTAAAAAAACCCAATCTGGCATGTGTTTTTCATGTGCAAGCTTTCCGTTTAAGTTATCTTGTTTTGCCCAAGTATAAATTTTGTGGTCTTTATTAAGAACTAGAGAGTTAGCTGTACTTCCTTCTTTAGGGTACTCTCGAAAATCTTTTAAATAGTTTCGCATCTCTACAATAGCTTGTGAGTTTCTATCAGCTGTAAAACTATAATTACCTCGAAATGAACCGTCTCCAAGCATGTATGCCGTAATACAGACTCTGTCTTGTTCTATTTTTAGCTGACCAAATCTACCTCCTTGTCGTACGTGTGCGATTCGTGCGCCTACTTCTAGCTCTGAAATAGCAGTCCATCCTTCGTAGGTATAAATTGGATGCGTTTCAGCTAACTCCATTTCCACACCACGCCTTGTTCGCACGTAGTAGCAGGTTTTTCTTGGGTTAGCGTGCTGGCAGACTACTTCTTGTTCGCATGTTTGAAAATTAGAAGTGTCTAATGATTGGACTTTAAGCCCCGGTTGAATATCCGGTAGAGCGTATCGCCTTCCAAATGTATCGTAAACCCGATTAAATTCAGAATCTTTTTTAAGTGTTTTCGACACTTGGCGGCCCGTTTTTAACAATGTTTTTCGCGCCATTCTCGTTCTAAAGAAAGGAGCAAAAGGAAAGTGATCGTGTAAGTGATAAGGTTTACCACGGATAGACAAAAGCAAAGGCAAAAGCGGTTGCAAAGTCAGATACCCTGAATCTGCCAGCATAAACTTTGCCAAGTGCAGCCGTCTGTCTGTAACGTTACTAGTAGATATCGGCCTGTAACCCTGGGAAATAGCTGTCTCTAGCAGCTTATTTTCGCTAATTGCATAGGGATCATGGGCCTGTTCGGCAGCCAGAACTTGACTTGCCGTCATTCTGGCGTTTTTAATTTCTTCGTAAGATGAGGTCATTTTTATGAAAATGAGCGATGTAGTTTTTGAATTACTAGTCGGGCTTGTAAAAGCTATAATTGGGCTAACAAGCTTTTCAGTTAAGCTAGTTATTCTAGCTTGCAGTGGAATTTTAACAGCTACTAGTAGTTTGCAAAATGCAATACTAGGCCCACCAGTTGACCAAGATCAAGACTAACTTTTAAGAGGGGGAGGCCGCAATGCCAACCAGAAGTGCTTTCGCTTTTAGCCGGAGAAAACAATGGCGTCCGCTGAATTGGCCTACGTCTAGACTTGCTCCAAAGCAGCTGCTAGTCCATCAATACACTACTCCAACGGAAAAACCGTTGGAGGAACTAGCCGCAGGTGAAGGTGCACCTCCCTCAGATAGAGTTGTCTTAAATAGCTGGTCTCCTCCGGAAAACCCGGAGGAAAATGATGGATAAGCCTTTGGCAATTTGGTGTCTTGGATTACTATGCACTAGTCTTTACCTGATGTTTACAGGTAATTTTGGACTGTGTATTTTTTCGTTTTTGTTGTTTTACGTGACATTGCGAATTATAGGATCGTAATCCAAATGGAATTAATCGTTGCAGCTTTAGCTACATGGCAAATAGTAGAAATATGGCATCACTCGTCCCTTTTTGCAGGGTGGCGAGCTATTGTCGAGAATTGGGAAAGTAAAATAGGAGAGCTACTTAGTTGTCCTTTTTGCCTCTCACCTTATGTTGCAGCGTTTTGTTGCGGCATTCTTTATTTGCCTATGTCTGGGTTAGCAGTCTGGCTCGATAGCATTGGTGCAGTATTCAAAATGGGTATTTACGCTTTTGCTGCAGCTAGGCTTGCTAACCTTGGCAATGATTATTTTCACGCTAGTTGCCGAACGCCTCGTTTTACGCTTGAAGAATTTTTTGAAGATACAAAGGAAGAAAATGTTAAGAGTGAATTTGTACAAACACCCATCGACGGCTTCAGATAATAGAAGCCTGCTAAAAAATCACGACTACATCCTGATAAAAAATCTACCGGGACCTTTTCAGCCAGACGGGGTAACGCCGGTTTTTGTTATCGACCCGGATAGCGATAGACTTTTTCCGGAATCTAATGCACCTGAAGGTAAAACACCTTTCGCATTTGGCGGCACGTACGCCGCTAGTTCTGATAGTCGCTGGTCAGATAAATTTGGATTTAAAGCCATTCCAGTTATGGACTGGTCTACTACCTGGCAAGAATATCACACACTTACAGCATGTTAATAGCACATAAAAAACCTAAAATCTACAGGCAATAGCGATGTCAATTTAAAACGAGTAAAAAAACCTATGACCTATAAGGAATTGTTGAATAAACTTAACAAGTTTACACAGGAACAACTGCAAATGGATATTACAGTTCAAATAAACGGTGAATTTTACCCTGCCTGTAAACTAGATTTTACCGAAGAACTAGATGCTCTAGACGTAAATCATCCGTTTTTAATTACGGAAATAGATTTTGATTAATAAAACTTATAAAGCAAAATTATTTGTTTTTACAACATTAATTCACTATGAAAACAGTAGATGAGCTACTTGCTCACTTAAAAATTGACAAATGGGATCTGTTGCTAATTGGTGACGGATCCGGCAGCAATTGGGAATACGGCTGCGGCTGGGGTTGTGTATCTATTGAAAGAGCGACCTTTAAACGAGAAGTATGGGCCGGTAGCTTAAACAGAGGAACAGTAAACGTAGCAGAGTTTATGGCTTATGTTCAACCTCTAATGTGGTATGCCACGCAAGGTGAAAAAGGTAAGTTCCGAACCGTTCATATTGTTACTGATAGCCAAGTTGTAGCTTCTAACAAAGGTAACGGACATATCTGCCGTAAATTTCTAGATCAGTTTTTGTCTTACGGTCTTTTAATTCACACGCACTGGCTTGAAAGGCAAACAATTAAGCTAAACGAGTTTGCGGATATTGTTAGCAAACAAGCTTACGCCAACATCAAAAAAGACAATCACGAAAAAAACGCACTTCTTATACTTGGAAAGGATAACATCTACGATGTTGAACCTAAAGCATGAACATTGATGACTACCTGAATGAGTTAGTCGGAACGCCCAAACAGGAAGAAAAACAGGAAAAATTGCAGGAAGAAAAACCGCAAATTGTTCAGGACGAATCGTTCGGTCCTATTCTTAAAACTTTACCGGCTAGAAGTAGAAACATAGTTTGCGGTATTTGCCGCAAAAAGCTTACTCCGGGAGAGAAATACTGGTGCCAGACAGCCGAGACTGCCTGTTACTGGTGGTGTACTAAATGCTTAACCTAATTTAGGAGAAAAATGAATTCTTCAATCGTGCCAAACTTTATTGTAACATCCGAAGGCAACGACACGACTACTAGTGTGCGTATTACGCAAATTCAAAATGGTTTTATCTTGCGTACAGGAGGCAAACCTATTCATTACGATACAATCGAACAAGTAGCTCAGGCTGTTTCTGCGGGATTACTTGCTACTGATTGGAAAGAAAGTAAGAAAGAGTCAAAACGAAAATGATACCTGTACCTGTAATAGCACTAGTCGTAGCTGCTGTTATGTTTTACATATTTTGTTCTTCAAGAGGTGAATAGTGATACTAACTGGAAAAGCTATTAAACATTGTGTCCAAAACGGTTCGATTGAAGTTGAACCTTTTAACGAAGACCAAATTGGCCCAAACTCGTACGACATGCGACTTTCAAATAAAGTTGCAGAGCTACCTTGGATTTCAAGCTTATCTTTTTTTGATACCGCTAAAGTCATACCTATGGACGAATACGAGTTTGATAGCAGTGGTATTATTTTGCAGCCAAATAAACTCTATCTAATGTCAACAGTTGAGCGTACATTTTCAGATAAATATGTGCCTTGCATTGAAGGTCGCTCGTCTATTGGTAGACTTGGAATTAACGTACATGCAACAGCAGGTTTTGGTGATCTAGGGTTTAATGGAAAATGGACGCTAGAAGTTTCAACCATTTACCCAATACGCATCTACGCAGGTATGCGCATTTGTCAGGTGTTTTTCCACAGTGTTCTAAATCCAGTTTCAGAATCCGAGGTGCCGTTGAAACTGTATTCAGGTAAGTACCAACAGCAAAATGAACCGGTCGCTAGCAAGATTTATCTTGAACACCAAGAGTGGAATAGATAACAGCTAGCTTCAAAACTTAAACAAACACAACCCACCTTAAACGGTGGGTTTTTTATTGGAGAAATTAATGACACTTAGAATTTACACAGAAGACGGCGAGCCTGTTAGTCAACCTAACTATCCGGATAACATTTTTGAGTCAATTAAACAATGGATTTACAAGCTAGAAGAAAAAAATACTGACCGCTCGGATATCCAAGTAGCGTTAAACGATCTGTTTGTAGACGCAGTAATGCTTGTCACCTTGTTACCTCCTAGATCCGATAAAGAAGAAAGCTAATGGAAAAAGCAGGTGTAATAGTTTTTTTAATTGTATTTGCGTTTATTGTTATGTTAATTGAATCATGCAACGACACGAACGCAAGAATCAAACGAATACAGTCCACACAAAGGGTTAAATGATGAGCACAATTGAACTAGAAAAAGAACTAAACCAAACGTTAGACACAATTTACGGATACTTAAATATTAAGGGTTTTCCGTCTAACGTCTACTTGTCGGAAAAAGCAGAAGCCCGCATGGGCAGCATCCTGGGCTGGATTACAGGTCTACACCATGCCGGTTCAGTTGAAATGGCAAATCAAGCTGCGCAGCAGTTTTGTAATATGTTAAACAGGTTAAAGGTGGACGACGTTGAAGTTTCCGGGATAAAAGTTCCACGGCTTAAATACCTTCTACATGACGACGGGTCGTTTAACAGCTTTGGCTTTGTAACGTACAGGCCAGTAAGTGCTGAAGCCTGGCAGGAGCTATACGATAAAAAGTTACAAGAACTAAGCGAAGAAGATCGCCAGCATTACACCGCTAGAGAAAACGTAACTAAAAATGTTAATCGGCAGCTTCAGATTATAGAAGAAATGCCAAATCGTCAAGACATCACTGAACGCAGATGGTCAGCTGACAAGCATCAGTACGTCAAAATTCGTTACGCGCGTGGATACAACGGTGGAATTATCTACCACGGCCCAGGTGCAGGTCAAACGTTTACAGTCCGAGTCGGAGATAACTCTAGCTGGTGGGGGATGCACACTTGATACCTAAACTAACCCTAGAAATATGTTCAAACACAGAGTGGTTACGTGTCTATAGCGGTATTTGTTTTGAAGGAATACCTGAGGAAGATATGAATAACGCAGCAACTACTTATCAATATTCTATTTTTAATCTGCTAAAAGCTGAAGGTTTTGAGTGTCGATGGGCCATAGGTGCACGTTCACTGTGCCATGGGTGGAACGGTTACATGGGTTTTAAACACAATTTTAGCTTCGGTGTAGGAACTTTTAGTTTACTAGGCGAACAACTAGTAAATAAAATCCAAAAATGCGCAACTGAAGCAGAAAAAATAATGAAAGACTGCTTTACAGATAAGCGAATTTTAAAGGTTAAAGAGGTATTACTGGGTTCTAATATGCTTTTACCTAACCATAAAGCCATCGCGGCAAATCAGCTGGCTAAACAAATAATTGATGCTATTGACTCTGACAACTAGGAAAAAGATGAATAAGCTTAAAACACAACTTTCATGTGAAGTTAATGAAATAATTGGTTGCATCATGCAGGATACAGGTAAAACTTACGATGAAGTTGAAACAGCCATGTCTGACGAATACCTATATCCAACGAGTAAAAAAACTTTTGTAACAACCCAGTTCGGAAAAGATGATGCAGAAAATAGCTGGCTTCGCGCTAGCATCTATCGCATATTAGATGAAAACGGGATTAAATCAGTTTATATCACCACTGCTATTTAGTGACAAATAAAACTACATATGTAAACAAGCCGTCTGGAGTGTACTAACTAATATTTAGTGTCTAACGGTGCAGTTTGCAGTAAAAAATGAGGAGTAAAAATGTCTAATTACCCAATAGGCCCTAAAGCAATAGAAAGAGCAAGTAGAACTAAACCCGGTCAGCTTGCTGTGCTTTTAAACGAAATACTTTACCACGCAGATACTAAAGTAGTAACCGAGGGCGAACATAAATACAGCCGATTTGTCTGCACTGAAGATGTCTACATTTCAAGTAAAATAAATACAGAATCTACTTTAAGCTGCACAAAAGGTAAACAACGAGCAGCAACAGAAGCAATTTTACAAGAAATTAGAGACTACCTAGAGTGGGTATCTATTCGCGAAGTAGTCGAGTAAAAGTAACTTAAACAAGACTAAAACGCCAGTGGTGAACGCTGCTGGCGTTTTAGTTTATAGGCAAAAACAGGTAAAGATATGACTACAATTAAACGCTTTATGCCGGTAGGCAACGGATACGGGCACGGCGCAGGCACAGGTTACGGCTATATCTACGACGATGGCAGTGGTAAAGGATGTGGATTTCACTGCGGTTACGATAACGGCAGTGGCTGTGGAAATGGCTACGGGAGTGGTTACGATAACGACGGTCAAGGCTACGTACTAGACAATACCGATGTAGAAAGCTCAGGGTTAAAAACTGTTACAGCAGTCATAAATAAAAAAAAGGCTAAATACAAATGAGCAAAACTAAACTTTTTATGCCGGTAGGTGATAGTCGCGGCAACGGCGACGGAAAACCCTACGGGTGTGGTATCGACGGAGGTGGTGATGGTTGGCTCTGCGGTGATAGTATCGGCAACGGACATGGAAGCAGTCTAGATACTTCTGACGGATGCAGCCGTGGTACCGATAATACAGACGACAACGATGTTGGCTGGGGAAACGGTTATTACGGCTGGACTGGTGGCAGCGGCAAGGGGTACGATACCGTCACAAAAAAATCTAAATTCTACTAAAACAAGGAACAAAAAATGAAAATAGTAGGAGGACCAGATTCACGTAAAAAACTACAAACAGCAAACAAAAGAAGCGTTGCAGTAGATGTGATGTCAATCTGTATTGCAAATACTAATTTGGCGCTTCGTACTCAAAATACGCTAGAAAAACACGGCGTATTAACTGTGGCGCAGCTTGCTCAAAAAACAGTACCTGAGCTAATGGCTATCCCAAACCTAGGGGCTATTACCATCAGAACACTACGGTTGTTCTTAGACAAACTAGAAGTCGAACACAGATTAAACGAAGTTGATGAAGTAAAGCTACAAAGCGATAAAAAGCGATTAGACGCACGCAACCGTAAAAACGAGTCTAAGTAGCCAAAAACAATCTAAACGCGTTCTACGCGATTCCAGGGGCCTTTAAATGAGTAAAATAAAATTAGATGCTGGACATATTGCGGTAGCGGTTAAGCAAAGAAAAGTAGGCTGTCATCCGTCTATTTTTATTCAGGACTTTTACGTCAACGACAAAGAAAGGTTTTTTGAGCTGTGGTTGTACAAAAAAAGGTTTAGACCTGCGTTTGAAAACTACCTAGGTGCAACAGTAACGCACGATGGAATCGACACAGCTATTGCAAACCAGTTTTACAAAGTGCTGGTAAACACAGCCAACAGCCAAGGGTCAGAGTTTAACCTTACAAGCGAATGGAGTTCGCTACTTTACTTTGCAACCAAAATAAACCAGATCAAACAGCTAGTTACCTAAACCTATACACTTATGTATCTTTATTTACTTCTACGAAGTAAATAAAGCTAAAATACAATAAAAAGTGTTATAAGAAACTAGACTAAATCTAAATCAAAATTAAAGGTCTGCCGTCTTTACTCATTACAAATCAACAGTTCTGATTCAAGTATAATTAATATTAAAAATACTAATCCACGGAATTTTGGTTTTACAATGACTTTATTTACTTTGTAGAAGTAAATAAAGATACATAAGTGTATACCTTTTGTATCGGTTTTAATTGTTTAAGGTTAACCTTTATGAACAAATCTACTTTTCCGTCGTCTTTTAAGCCTATTCAGGTTCACAATTTATTTGATTCTGATGAAGGTTACCTGACTAAGCGGGTTCTTTTAGGACACAGGTCTGCACCTAAATTAGCTAAAGCTATGCGTGAGTTGCACTACTGCTACCGACGCCAGATTAGTCGCAGTCGTAAACGAGTTATTCAGTTTGCAAACCAGCAAGCTAAAAACGAAGAGCTGTCTGCTGTTGAATTAAACCGGTTGCAGGTAGAAACGCGTGCTTTGCTACTTGACTACACACACAGCGCTAATTGCCCTCCATGTGGTTTTGATGTAGAGCCTAAGCTTTTTATTTGTCGTAACCACCGCATCTGTCCGTTTTGTTTTGTGCGGTATCGGGTTTTACCTATTTACAGTCGAATACTAGCTTTAGACCAGACTGTTTTAGACCGCTCGCGCATTGCTTTTTGGAGTCAACGACTGGATTTAGACCTTAACGCGCCTAGTTTGCCTTTTTTTAATCGGCAAACTGGTCCGCACTTTTGGTTTAAGTCGCACTTTACTGCACAAGTAGTTGTTCCTTTTACACGAACTGTAACGCTGGCTTCACCTTACGTTACAAAACGCGGCAGGGTGATTGACAAAAAAGGTGTACCTGTTTTGTACCACGTAGGTATTCAAGTCATACCGGCTGAAATTGATCCGGTTGCCGTGTTGGTTAAGCGTCGACCTGGGTTTACCGTTAAAGGTAGTTTTTCGCTGACAGGTAAATCACAGATTCAACAGAAAAAAACTGTAGCCCGTGGTCTTTCTTGTGTGCTGGCGTTAGACTGGAAAGAGCTTTTTAGTCCACATTCGACTTACGTTTTTAGCCAGCTTATGTCTCTTTTTCCAGATCAAAATTTGATCCGTTTTCAACAACTTAAGTAAGGAGCTTTGTTATGGCTAATTTAGAAAGGCTTAAACTACTAAAGCAAACTGTTCTTAGCTTTAATCAGAATTTTAACTACAACACGATAATCGGTTACCGCAATGCTTATGTCGAAGAAAAACCGAATCGTTCTTTAAAAAAAAATGTAAATAAAGCGTATAGGGAATTACTTTCCGGCTCTGACTCTTTACACAATTGTGGAGCTTGTGGCTGCTTTATAGGTTTTTCTAACGCAATAATGCTAACTGAAGGCAAAAAGGTTAAAGATGAATTTACCGGCTGCCTTTCTGCGGGTGCGTGGCTAGAGCTTACCGATAGCGAAAGCTACTTTTTATTTTACGCTAGCGATTTTGAGGACACCAGGTTTAATTTGGATGAAACCTCGCAGTATTTGCTAGAATTTGATTTTAGCGAATTTGCTTTAGACGAGCAGGAAATTTCACATGAAGAAGGGCTAAAAGAAGGACTTCGTCGCCTTGATTACATCATTAACCATTACGAATCAAACACTTAAACAGAAAGAAATAACATGGAAATTACAAGTCCACCGTATCCACGCAAGAATTGCAATTCCGAGAAATTGCATTCGCTCTTGATTGAACTTTACAATTGGGTTGAAGAAAATCGAGAATGGTCAGAAACTAATGCAGAGCGGTTAGACGCTCCAACAAAACCGTTTTTGCCTGATCTTGCGTTTGTACCCAGCTGCAAACTAGAACCGTTTAAAGAACTGCCGGTAATGACGCTAGGTAGAAATCTTGCGGCAGTTCGAGTTATCCGAGAAATGTACGACGACATTCTTCGTAACTACGAAGAAGTTGACCTTTGGGATAGTGATGCGTGCATTTTTCTACGGCTTCAACTTTTTAGCCGTGCAGCTTTGCTTCTAGAGTACGCATTTTTGGATGATGAAAAGCGCGAAGCTAAGATTAAAAAGAGCAGCAAAACTCAAGTTCTTATTCAAGATGTCACAGATTTGTTTAAGAATATTATCGGAAACGCCAATCAAACAGGCGGTATTTCAGACGCCGATATCGACCGTTTGTTTCATGGTGATAGTAGCGATAATCCTTCAGACAGTTAAAGGAACTTACATGGGATGGACAACTGTTAACACGCATTACAAAGACGTAAAAACATTTATACGCCGACAATTTGAAGATACTAACACTATTGTCCATGGTATTAGTGTTAAAGGAAACGTTGCGTATGTGTTAGAGACAAGGGCTTTAAAAGGCTCTGACCAAAACATTAATACTGTCACGGTAGTATTGATAAGCAAAAAAGGCGGGTACTACTCATATAAAGACATTTCAGAGTTTATGGGGCCGTATTACTTTGATTGCCCTATGAAGTTTTTACTTAAGCTTACACCGCTTGATTCTTTACCTGAGTCGTTTAGAGAGAACGCTGAATCTTGGCGAAAAGCTTGTTTTGAAAGGTTTTCGCAGCACAAAAAAATAAACCAGCTGCAAAATGGCCAGTATGTTTATACAACTACGCCTTTGCATTTAAACGCAAGCATGCCTAGGCAAATCTTTAAAGTAGTGACTTTTACAAACGCAAAAAACAAACAAAAACAGTATTTGCAGGGAACATTGCCTAACTTTGAAAATTTTCACTACCGGCTATCTACGTTAAACGATTACTCGTTTGATGTTTTTTCTAACTACGATCAGGCTTGTGAGTTTAAGAAAGAGCATATGAACAAATATCTAGCTGACAATCACCTTAAAGCAAAGGTGCAAAATGGCTCCTCTTGATTTTGTGGTTGTGAATTTAACTGTAGATGAGTTATATGAAAGCCAAATTCTTTACGTTAACGGTAAATTACATAGTACTGAGAGTACATTTTATCCTTGCGATTTGGCTAAAATTGCGGACGGTTGGGCTTTTACACTCCGGCAAGTAAACGTAGATAATTTTGAAAAAAAAAAACCACCTAAGCTGTTAAAGAACTTTACCGAAGTCGATACCGGCGATTGGATACCTTCAAAACTTTAAAGGAGAAACTTATGACTAAAGTCAGAGACGTGGTGATTGTTGAAATAGATAGCGCTAATGACGACTATCAAGCTTTGTATTGCGATGGAAGATTGGTAATGGTAGACACTGAAATTGACGCATCTCAAATAGCCGGATTATGCCACGACTGTTTTTTAACCGTTAAAATGTTATTTGTCGCTTCTTTTGAAGGTGACTTTCCTTCAAATTTAAAGGACTTACCGGGGTTAAGTGAAGCTGTATATTGGAAATCTCTTTCAGACTCCGAGTTAGAAGAATATCAGGCTAATTTTAAAGATTAACTAACTAGAAGCGTGGTTCATCTTACAATCTAAAAACTCCGGTTGAGCGACTAGCGAGGCGATTTTGTTTTTGATAGCCACACGCTCTCTATTACAATCCCTAATCGCTAGCGCTCGTTTGCCGATTTCTTCGTAACCAAGTTTTGCATCTAGTCCTTTGCGAATCTCGTACTCCAGATCCCACATTTTGCCGTTGATTGTTTTTAGCTCACCGATAAGCTCTAGCAAGCTTGAATTTGAGCTATCAACACCTTCTAGCAAGTAATCTATCTGTTTTTGAAGCAGGTTTTTATCCAGCTCCATAGCAGACAGTCGTTCAAGTTTAAGTTGTGCGATAGTCAATCTGTCGCACAGCTCGTTTATTGGCATTGCAATAGGTTTTACCATGTTTAATTACGTTTTTAACAAAGTTTTGTTTACAAGCGATCTGCATCTTTCGGACACAATCTGGAAGCACAGACCGATATACGGTGACAGTTATGCAAGCTGGAACTACATTGTAGAGTACGCGCTATCTAACAAGGTAGACGCTGTTATTTTAGCGGGCGACTTACTGGATAAGCAACTAAACTTAGCCGGTCCTGTTTATAACTTGGCAAAAGGAATTGCTGCACTGACTAACAATAACATTACCGTACTTTACAACCAAGGTCAGCATGAGTTTCAACTAGAAACTCATTGGGCTCAGTTAGGAAATGTAAACGGGAATGTTTTTCACCTGAATCTAGAAGCTCCTGTATTTGACTGTAAATTTTCAAATGGCCTTCAAATTGCAGGCTTTGACTATTGCAACGCAAAGACACTGGCTGAAAAGTTAGAGTTTGTCGCAAAATCACCAGGTGAGTTTTTGCTAGTATGTCACCAGGTCTGGAAAGACTTTATGGGTGACCTAGGTAACCCACAAGGTTGTTTTGACGATGTGCCAGCAAATGTAAGATATTTGTTGACCGGTGATTATCATGATCACATTTGCAAATACCACGGTGAAAACAAACTTACCGTCCTAAGTCCAGGTAGTACGCATATGCGTAGCCTCAGTGAGCCACCGAACAAGTATTTCTTTGTAGCTGAGTCAGATGCAAGCGCAGCGGGTTTGCGAAAGCTAAAAATTACAAGCATTCCTATACCTACGCGCAGTTACTACGATTTTAATACTAAGCATCCTTCTACTTTAACACCGCTTAAATTAGAAAAAGCTATCGCTAAGGTTTTAGCTCAACCTATTTTTTTAGCTGAAGAGCTTAAAAAACCTTTAATCAAAATTGTACACAAGCCGGAAGATAACGAGCTTGTAAACAGGATTAAAGAGAAATACTCAAACGACGCTCATTTGTTTTTTAAGCTTGAAGGTTTAGCGGTTACAAACTTAGCTGACGATAAAACCGCTGACACAGCTAAGCTTACGCTTATGGAGTGTCTAGATGATGAGGTAGACAAGATTAAAGAACCAGCTGCTTACGAACTTGCTAGCCGATTACTTTCTGGCGGCGATCCGTCGATTATACTAGCTACTTGGTTGGAGGAAAAATTAAATGCAGATTGATACTGTTGAACTTAAAAATATTGGACCGCACAGAGAACTTAAAGTTTCATTTGAGGCGGGTGTTACCGGAATTATCGGATCCAATGGTGCAGGTAAAAGCACGCTTGTGAATGCAATTTACGCAGGAATCACAGGTGACTTTGGTCGATTTAACGCTGGTACTAAAGCGGGTGTTATTACTAACACAAGCAAGAAACACGAACCTAGTTTTGTCCGAATTACCGGTACCCACGACGGTAAGCTGTTTGAGCTAAAACGTAGTCTTAGACCTAACGAAAACTTTTTTAAGCTAGGCGACACGATTGCAGAATCAGCGACTGCTGTTAATGAAACAGTACTTGGCAGCTTAGGTTTAACTCGAAACGTAGTAGATCAGTACGTTTTTGTTAACCAAGGGGCAATGTTTACATTCCTGGATGAGTCAGCTAGTGTAAGAGCAAAGACCTTCCAGCACCTTTGCGGTGTTGATTTTTCAGCTAATATTTCTTCAGCTTGTTCAACCATGCTTGATTATTACAAGCTTAAAACGACGGTTGACAACAGTTTAGACATAGAAGCTCAAATTGACTCAATTGCAACGCAGATTAAGTCTACTGAAGAAGATATCGCTGCAGCTAAGGTCGAAGTTCTTTCGGCAGAAAAATTAGTACAGCTTGAAAAAGCAGTAGGTGATTTTCAGCGGTATTCGTACCTTAAATTGCAACTAGCTACACTTAAAAAAGAGCTTGTTTCCTACTTGGCTGAACTAGATACAGCCAAAGGAAATGCAGCTGACATTGAAGCCAGGAGACAAAAAGCTAAAGATTGGCTTTCGCGTAACAGCGAAAACATTCAATCAGCAAGATCGCTTGTCGCTTCAACCGATACGCTAGCTAAAACTTTTGCGTCTATTATTGCACACAAAAAGGCAAAAGAAGATGCTGAAACTGATCTAAACAGTTTTAAAACTAAACTTGAGAATTTAACTAAAGAAGCTTGTGATAATGGTTTGTTGCAGGGATCTGAGTTAGAAGAAAAAGAAGCTGAATTTAGACAGCTTCAAGCTAGTTTATCTGAGTTAGAAGTTGTAATTAAAAACCTAAAGGAAGGTAAGAAGGCTGAGTGTGATCACTGTAAGCAAAAAGTAGAACCTAGTCATATTAAGGAGTTGATTTCACAGTATAATTCTAAGGTTGAAGGTTATACTGAGCTAAAAACACTTGTTTTATCTAGCCGCGCTTCAGTTAAAAAACTAGAGTATGCTAATACCGATGTAGTTCAGGCTGAAGTTAGACTGAGCAACATAGAAGCTAAGTTAAAGGCACTTGAGTCTACGGTTGAAGGTAAGACTGTTTCACAGGAATCGCTAGATAAGGCCAAATCTATTTTAGCTAGTAAGGTTAAGGCAGATAAGTTACTTGGCGAGACTGAGTATCCGTACAATCATGCCGTAAGTGCTGTTGGTATACATACTGGAAACGTTCAGTCGCGTCAAAGTAGATTCACAGAATTGCAGGAAGAACTTAATGGGCTAGGTAAGGTTTGCTCTAACGAGCAGTGTGACGAATATCAACAGCAAATTGAAAAGCATAAGTCGTCTAAAACAAAGATTGAAATGCTTGAACGTATGCTGAAATCACATCAAAACACTTTAAATGGGTTGAAAGCTACTCTTTCTAGTTTAAAAGCAAACTTGGCAAAAGACGCTAAAGCTAAGCATCTTATGTCAATTATTAGCCGAGCATCGGAAATTTTTCACTGGACATGCTTACCTAAACGTGTAGCTCACAACAACTTAAAAAGGCTAGAATCGCACATTAACGAAGAACTAAGTAGATTTAATAATCCTTTTTTAGTGAAGGCTACCGAAGACCTATCGTTTGATGTATTTTTCTCAGATAAGCACAGTGTTTCAGCCCGGCAGCTTAGCGGCGGACAAAAGGTTATTCTCGCGATTGCTTTTAGGTCTGCGTTAGATAGGCTTTTTGGACATAACATTGGTATAATGTTTCTTGATGAACCGGCAGATGGACTAGATGAAGACAACGTTGCTTATTTCCATGACGCACTACAGGAGTGGTCAAGCAGCATGGGAAAAAACAAGCAAATTGTAGTCATTACCCACGAAAAAGGTTTGACCAATGCTTTTGACCACATAGTACAGATTTCAAAATGACAACAAACAATAGCATTTGCTTACACGTAGACCCTAAAGGCCAAATTTGGGGTCTACGCGCAGGAAATAAAGCACAAAAGCAAAGGTTATCCGACTTGGTTTCAGGTGACGTATTTGTTGTAGGGTCTGCATCTAACTACGGTTTAATCACTGATTTGCATTTTAAAAAAAGCTCAAACCAAGATTTAAACGTATATGTAGGTTCTCCGTTTTTATGGAACAAGTCTTTTTTGGAATCTGAGTTTTTTCTTTACAATCTAGTTTCAATGCCTGTATATAAAAGGCAGTCTCCGCACTGGCACAAACTTAATCCTGATCTAGGGTTAAGCCTTACAGTAGCAAAGGCATTTCGAGAAAATGAAATTGAACTTGCAAGCACTTTGGCGCAGGTACATCATGCCCGGAAAGCCTTTTATTTTTTAGGAATTAAGAATGAAGTTGCGGTATGTTCATTTATTTCCGAAATTATAAATCCAAAGTGGTTTCAATCCGCAGACGGAAAGATAGTGGGGCTTGACCGGTTTTTTGGCTTTAAGAACGCGTCGTTGGCTCAAGTAGTGCACAGGTTTGATTTACTGTTACACATTTTTGAGCAATTACCTGCAGATAGTTTTTTACACAAAGAAGCAATCAAAAGAAACAGTCGCAACGAAGATTTAACTGCGTGTTACTTGATGTTGCATTTTGTGTTTAGGCATTGGCTTGCAAACGATACAAAATGTTTTGAGTTTGAGCCAGACATGTTTTTTAAAACAAAGAAAGCTAAAGAGCACTACATTAATTGCTATGAAGGATTACACAGTTAGAATACGATTTACCCAGCCTAGTTTGGGCAACGCTAAAGAAAAAACCACAGGTAGGTTTTTGTTTATGCGAAGCTCTTTGGGTTGTATTATTTTCCTTCCAGCCTGGCATAAATCAAATATGCTAATGGCTGCAACTTTACTTTCTATTCGACCTGAACTAGTTAGAGGTATTAGCTGGGACATTGAAATTGACGCTAAATTAACTGAAAAGCGCTGGCAACGAGTTTATTATCGAAACAGTACCGGTCGAGAAAGGTATTCTATGCACGAAGCGATTATGCCAGGTCAAACAATAGGCATTAACTGTGTTTTACCTTTAGACCTAGACGACAATGTTTTTTCTGATTTAATGTCAACTGCAGGTCGCTACAAAGGTTTATCACCATGGAAGCCTGGTGATTACGGGCATTACGAGGTTGTAGATTTATTTCCACGGAAATTTGTCTGCAACCAGACATAAAAAAACCACTTGAGTTGTGACCCTCAAGTGGTAATTGGCTTAGCTGTCGTCAAGCAGCTTATAGCATTCTATTGCATTTTCTAGCGAAGACAACAGGTCTATTATGGCTAAAGAAATACTTTTAATAAAAACCGGAAACATTCTGCTGGTGGATTCTGAAGACCCAAAAGTGAAGAATCTTCTGACTCCACTTTTAACTTTTACTTCGTACCGAAATCTAGTGGGCCAGGAGCTTTACTGGGCTAAAAAACAAGGACAGAGGCCATTTGTTATCGATAAGCACGAGCTGTTTAGACTTGATCACAAAGGTAGACTGGCTACTCCTTATGGATTTTGGGCCTCTATAAGCAAAAAACTTAAACAATCAGGTTACATTGTTAAATGCAAAAACATGTCGCCCGCAGACCCAAAAAAGTTTGAGCTTCGTATGCAAAACATAAAGGATTATCAGCTTAGAGAATACCAACCTGAATTTTTAAACGCAGTTATCAAACATAGTTGTGGACGCATAGACTGCGCACCCGGTTTCGGTAAATCATTTATGATCGGAATCGTAGCTTCTGTTTTTCCAAAAGCTAAAATAGACGTAGTTTCAAGACGAGTTGCTGTTCTTAGGGATCGCATTTACCCTGAGCTTGTGTCTATGGTAGGTGATGTAGGTATTGTAGGTGGCGGTAAAACTATTAAAAACCGCAGGGTTATGTGCTACACTGCCGGATCTTTAAAGCACAGCCCAGCCGATTGCGATATTCTAATAGGCGATGAGTGCCACGAACTAGCAGCAGACAACGCAGCGGCAGAGCTTGTACGCTGGCAAAGCAGTCGAAACTACGGTTTATCTGCAAGTCACGACGCTCGATTTGACAACAAGGATAAACGGCTTGAAGGAATATTCGGACCTATTATTTACCGAGTACCTTACCAATCTGCACAAGGTGCTGGACTCGTTGTGCCGATTCACATTAAATGGCGTGAAGTCAAAATGGATTACAAGCCATGCGCAGGTGTTGACGACACTGTAGAACGTAAACGAATTGGCATCTGGTGTAACGATTACCGTAATATGCTTATCGCAGAAGACGCACAATCCTACAGCAGCGATACCCAGGTTCTAATTACGGTCGATACTATGATTCATGCTTTCCACTTAAAAAAGCTTTTACCTGAATTTACGCTGGTTTATGCCGATGAAGGTTTGCAGCCTTCCGAACTAGCTAAATACAAGGCAAAAGGATTTTGCGGCAAAGACGAACAGGTAATGACGGCTGAGCGCAAAAAACTGCTAACGTCTCAATTTGAGAAAGGTATTTTGAAAAAGGTCATTGCTACCACAGTATGGAATGTCGGTGTTTCTTTTAACAAATTGACTGTACTTGTTCGTGGTGGCGGTGGCGGTAGTGCAATTAATGACACACAGATACCTGGTCGTGTTAGCCGTATAGCTGAAGACAAAACGCATGGCATTATTCACGATTACCTTGATAATTTTGACTTAGGCTTTAACCGACAAGCAAAGCAAAGAGCAAAGGTGTATAATTCGCACGGATGGAAGCAGCACTTTCCATCTGAAGCAATTGAAAAGGAATATTTATGACATTCTCAAAGCAACCTAGGCCTTCAGCTAAAGCTAAGCCACAACGTGTAGTTGAGCCAAGGCAAATTAGCGGCAGTGACAAAAGTCTAGACTTGTTTAAAAAAACATACGTAATGGAAAGGCGTACGCTTGATTCTATTAGGTTAGGCTCTGGCGCGACGGTATATTACCCTGCTAAAAGCCTTGAAGGTGGTAAGCGTTACAACACACCTGAGGAAAAAGAAAAACCTAATCAGTGGGTCGAGGCATATAAAAAACTACTGCAGCTAGCTAAACCGCAATCGCCTATACAGCATTTGCGTATTCTTTTTTTTCTTTTGCGTAGGAGCGCTTTAGATACTCCTACAGTTTTGCAGCTAGCTAGCGAGCGTTACTTGGATTTAGTAAATGAGTTTATGAAATTTAAGGTAAATAAATTGCAGGCAGCTTTTATTTCGGAGTCAAACAGAGCCAAATCGGCTATTGTTTTTAATTCCGTAAATAAAGGAACCACTGTTCAGGATCTACTTACCATCGTATACTCCACAGTGTTGGATGCAAGGCTTGAGCTATCTCCGCTATTCAGATATTGTTTAGTGTCGGATGCATTAAGCCAGGCACAGTTGAACAAAGCTATTGTGAACCAGAGTTCTATCTACTCCAAGTTAAAAGAATACGTAGAGCAGATAGAATTCTTGGCAGCTTTGGACTACACCGTTTTTCCGGACGCGTACGATTACTTGTACGGAAAAACAATGCCTAGCAGATTAAAAGAATTGGCTTCGTCTATAGTTCAAAAAGCTATGGACACGTAAGGAAAAATCGTCATGAGCAAACAGGCAGGTGAACTGTCAGAAGCTCATTTAAGGTTGTTTTTTGCAATTTTGATTCAGAATGAATCTATTTTTAGCGGCCTTAAATCGAAGCTGACAGTTGAACATTTTGATTTTGTAGGTTATCAGCTTGTTTTCCGTGTAGTCTTGGACTATTACAATGAAAACAAAAACCTACCCAGCTTTGCTGAAATCACAGCTGAAATCGCCACGTACGTTGAGACTGGCGATGCTCCTTTAGATGACGATGACATATCGATTCTAGAGGAATTCTTGGAGTATGCCTTTGATCCTTTGTTGTTTGGATCCTCAGGTGTAAATACACCTAAACTAGAAGTTTTTGCGCAAAAAGTCGCACAGAAAATTCTTATAGGTAAGCTTCAAAAGTCTACGATTGCAACTTTGAAAACGTCCGGTGTAACGGACATGCTTTCAATTTTTAAAGAAGCTCAATCGCAGATTGAATCTCTACAGTCGTTATCTTTTTCCGGAGCAGCCACTTTGACTTTACCGAATAGTTGGGATAAAACAGAGCTAGCATATAAAACAACCAGTGGAATTGGTTTTCTAGATACTTTTCTTGGCGGCGGTACACAAAAAGGTGAGGCTTACGGCATCATGGCACCTATGGGTGCTTACAAGACTACATTAGGCGTTATGCTTTGGTCGCTTGCAGCTACGCGTTGTTATACCGATGCGTTAACTAAAAATAACAAGCGTAAAGGTTTATCGGTATTTGTTTCTTATGAAGCGTCTTTAGCTCCTGAGTTACAGCACCGGCTACTTATGTATTCAGCACAGGTACGGCGTGACCGTCTTGAAAACATGGGTTTTGACGGATTAAATGCTCTAAGTAATGATCCTAATCACCCTTTGGATTACGAGAAGATTTTGTTTAAAGACAAAATAGACGCAGGTATTTTTGAGCCAGAGAGAACTAGGATTCAAAAGCTTATACCGATTTTAAATGAGCATGCGTTTTGTTTGGATTATTCAGGTGCAGTACAAGAAAATGCCAAAGCAAGTACTGAGGGTGTCTCGGCTATTGTTAGTGGAATAAACGCTGAGCTTAAAAGGCGAGGCCCCGAGTACTTTGTAGATGTAATTATTGTAGACTACGTTGGTCTAATGGTTGATAAGGATGCAACTATACCTCCAAAGCAAAAGGAGCGTACAAACTTTACCTATCAGCAAGCAGGTAAGGACTTAACGTTTGAGGTAGCTAAGCGTTTTAATTGTCCACTTTGGGCTTTGCATCAGTTAAATGGTGAAGCTAATGCTATAAGCAACCCAGCTAAGATTGTACGGCATACGGACGCAAAGGGAGCAAAAATGTTTGGTGAGAATTTAGCCTTCTGCATGGCAGGTGGCTGTTTGACACCAGATGGAAAAGGACAAATCGCCTGTACAAAACATCGCAGGGCAGGAAGTAGCCCACCGGTGCTTATACAGGTTGACGGTATGTTTAATACTGTTTCTGTCTTGAACGACTATAAAATCGATAGAACCGGTAAGATAGTACACAAGAGTTTAACCGGGGATAACAACATGGGCATGCCTGCGGCTAATTCGGCTTTACTGCATGCAAGTGATTTTATGTTTGATCCAAATGAAGACGAAGATGTAATTGACGACGAAGGAGCTGCTTTACCTGAAACTACTTATGCCGACTAACGAAATGATTTCACATGAACACGACAAAAAATGTTTTGAATTTGATACTTTTTAACCGAATAAAAAACACGTTTAAAAATGTTAGGATAGGAAATACAGGTCAAAAACAACTAAGGAAGAAAACAAGAGACATAATCACCGGTAGAGACGTAGTAAAGATAGATAACTGGGGTGAGCATTACGCTGTCTGTTGTCCATTTTGTAATGATACAAGATTTAGGTGTTTGATAAGTCATCGCTATGGAACACTAGACGAATTTGGTAAAAAACAAACTCGTCTAGTAGTTTGTTTTAACGCCGGTTGTCCTTTGGCTTTAAAGCAGACAGAAGTTTACGAGAAGTTAGAACAAATGCTTACAGGACATAAGCTTTATGATTTAACCAAGGTAAGTGTCAAAGAAGGCAAAGAAGTTGACGTAGACTCTGTTCGTATGAATTGGCCTGGGGATGTAGTTCGAGTAGACAATTTACCTGAAAACCATCCTGCAGTAGTTTACTTAAAAAGCAGGCATTTTGAGCCTGAGCATTTAGGTAAGTTTTACAATGTACACTGGTGCACTAAAAGCACTAAAGTACTGTGCAATGAAAAGCTAATAGTTCCAATTTACCGCAACAAAAAGATGGTAGGCTGGCAAGCTCGTGCAGCATACGAGACAAACTGGAAGCTTTCAAACATACCTAAGTATTTCACGGCACCTGGTACACCTAAGCGGAACATAATTTACAACTTCGGTAACATGCTTAAGTGTAATATGGCCGTTATTGTAGAAGGTGTAACCAGCGTTTGGCGTGGCGGGAACCACTTTGGTGCGGTACTAGGGTCTTCTCTTTCTAGCGCACAGATTGCAATGATTGCAAAGAATTTTCACTCATGCGTACTTTTGTTTGATCCGGACGTAAAGGAAAAGGCTGAAAACGAGAAGAAGCTTAAAAGCGTATTTGAAGCAGAGGCCGAGTTAGACGGTTTACTTGCTGGAGGTTGTTGCAGTGTGTGGCTTCCAACTGGTACGGATCCGGCTATATTTACCGACGTTCAATTTTTAAAGGACTACATAACTGAAGAAGCGAAGAAAAAAGACGTAATTACTGACTGGGGTAAAAAAGATGGCTAGGAAAATACAGAAATTAGGGGCCAATGTCGTTGCAGGTGGCGTTAAGAATATAAAAGCACAGCAACTTGCCTTGTCTAAAGAGCAGGCAATTAGAACCGGCAATGACATATTTCCTTTAGATGCTCCGCACATGCCAACGCTTTATGCCGGTAGTGCTTTTACGGCTCACGCGGAAGCTGTAGGTCGCAGCAATGATTTGGACTTTTTGCACTCCCTGGTCAAAGATGCACTTAGATCCAGTGAATTTGTTTTACCTGTAGAAATAGCCGCTTACCAGACAAAGGACGCCGCGTTTTTACCGGGACATATATGGGGTGGCGAGTCTGGCACAGGGCCACGACCAGCAAAGGTCATGATTATAGGTAAAAACCCTTGGCAGACTGAATTAAAGAATAAACGTTGTCTTATTGATGCTGATGGCAAATTGCTTTTAGAGCTGCTGACTCAGTTTAAAATGCCTAAGATTAGTCAGATATACGTCACCAACGTGGTGAAGTTTATGCCTCCGAACTTTAAGACCAATTTCAGAGCACAGTGGGTTAAAGACGGAGCTTATTTACTTCAACACGAAATAAAGATTGTTCGGCCTGATTACATACTTTGCCTAGGTACAGATGCAAGCAAAGCTTTGCTTGGAGATGGTCATAGTGTAAATGATATGATGGGCAAGGTTGTAAAATACAAATACAACTACGCTTTAAATGAAGCTCAGGTTGAAAATTCCTGGAAAGAAGCTTCTGTGATGACGGTGGTACACCCGAGACAAACGTTGAGGGATCAATCGTCTATACGCTCACTTGAGGCAGGTGTTGCTGCTTTTGTTAATCTAGCCCGAGGCCAAGACGTAGGTTTTGACTCCGATATAAAGCACACGGTTGTTTCTACTTTTGATGATTTGCTGTACTGGCTAGGGGAAATAGACAGCGACTACGATCCGCTTGAATCCGTAATTGCAGTCGACGCCGAGTGGCACGGTAAGCATCCTGTAAATAAAGGATCTTACATGCGTACTATTCAAATAGCGTGGAAACCCAAGCACGCTATAGGTGTTATATTACATCACGCCGGAGGTGCAGTTAACGAGGAGTTAGCTCTAACAAACGAATCTGTTTTAGCTGCGATCAATACCTTCTTTAAAGGCGGTAAGCTTGAAACTAAACGGCATGATGGATCTGATGTTGAGTTTAATTTTAAGCGAAAAAGAGTAGTAGGGCATTTCTTTAATGCTGACTTAGAGTGGCTAGAAGCTGCAGGATTAAATCTACAAGACTGCTTTTCGTGTAAGCTTTACGACTTACAGCTGACTTCCTTAGATGAGGCACCTAAAGGATCGCTCGCATTATTTAAGACATACTTTGCTGACGGTTTTACTCCTGAAGATACTGTTCCCGCTTGGTATCGTACAAAATATGAAGGGGGTGCGGATACTGGTTTGATGTGCCATGCGATTGAGGAAACAGCTAATTACAAATTAGAGCTTCTTGCAGCAAGGTATTTAAACTGCCCAAGGTACGATAAAGAACTTCAAGAGTGGAAAACTAATTACTGCAAACAAAATGGATTATCTGATGCGGAATTAGAGGGTTACGGCGAGTGTCCGGATAATATTCTGTTGCCGTACGGTATGTACGATGCAGACGTTACTTTGCGGTTATACCACAAGCTAAGCCCTTTGCTGGATAGCGACTACGATGGTAACTGCTGTAGGGAAGCATTCTGGGAATCTCAAATAGCTACGCCTGCAGTTTTAGATATACATCAAAACGGTATAAAGCTAGACAGGGGTCGAATAGATTTTCTGACAGCTAGGTTCATGGAGGCAAGAACAGAATTAGAAGCCGATATTAGGAAAAGATTAAATTGGCCTGATTTTAATATTCGGTCTTTGATTCAAACTAAAGAAGCTTTGTTCGGGCACCAGCTAAATGGAAAGCGGGACCCTGAAACAGGTGAGCACGTAAGAATTAGACCGGCAGACGCAATTAGCCTTAGTTTAACTCCTATTTTTGACACCAGTAAACCGCCAAAACCTTGGGACGAGATAAAACAGAGCAAAGCCGAAAGTTTGCATAGTCCTTGTACTAACAAACAAGTTTTGTCGATCCTGGCTCAAACGGTTACTGACAAAAAGAAAGCCGAAATTGTAGGGCTGTTTCGCGATTTTAGGTTTTTGGACCAGGCGTTAAAGAACGTTCTCAGACCACCCTGCGTAGATGAAAAAACAGAAGACCCTATCTACGACGATGATGGAAACCTAGAGTACGATAAAGGATTAGCTTCTGCTTGCTGCGACGACGGTAAAATCCGAACGCACATATATCAAACTAAGGAAACAGGTCGGTGGTCTAGTGCTAGACCTAACCTGCAGAATATCAGTAAAAGGCGGGATCCTGATTACAAACGATTGCTGGGCTCAAAATATAAGTACAGCCTTAGAAGTGTGCTTAAAGCATCGCCTGGTCACGTTTTAATTGAGGCAGATTATGTAGGCGCTGAGCTTTTTGGAATGGCAGTTATGGCTGGTGATTCGGTTATGATTGACCATGCTACACGAAATCAGCTACCTGAAGACGATCCTAATTTTTACGATATCCATAGCAATGTGGCAGTTCGTGCTTTTAAGTTAAATTGCGCTCCGACTAAAAGCGGACTTGAAAATGCAGGTAAAAAACACCTGCGTATCGTAGCTAAGTCTGTTATTTTCGGTATAGCCTATGGTCGCGGAGCCCGGGCTATTGCAATTGCAGCTAAAGAAGAAGGTATTGATATTACAGTTGATGAAGCACAGGCTGTAATTAACGCTATTTTCCAGACTTATCCAAGACTTAAGCCTTTCTTTGAAACTTGTAAGCAGCGTGGAAGCGGAGTAGTTTTTGAAGGCAATGAGTTTAAAGAAGTACCCCGCTATCTTGCTAATTGCTTTGGACGATTTAGGCGATTTCCAGACAGTTCATCTAACCCTGAAATACGAGCTGAGTTTGAACGGCAGGCTATGAATTTTCCGATTCAGTCTATGATTGCTTCGGTTGTAAGCCGGGCGCTTGGTTACTTAATGGACTACCGGAAAAAACAAAGAGTCAAAGGACACGATATGTTCAGGCTACTGCTTCAGGTACACGACGCTATTTTGCTGGAAGTACCCTATAAGTACGTAAAGCACGTTTGCACGTACGTTTTACCTACGTACATGCGAAAATCAGTACCTATATATCCGACGCATTTAGACGGTCAGTTTGAGGGAGAGCCTACGGGTGTCGGCCCTTACTACCTAGGTATTGAGGGTGAAGTTATGCTTCACTGGGGTGAGAAGCTATCCGACGCGGAAGCAAAGCAGTACAAGTTGCCTACGGGTACGGGTATTGTTGACGGTTGTGTTTTCCATTACAGTAAACCTTCGGGTCCAAAAGACCTACGGTCAGTATCGGACGTAAAAAACCGAACGGTTGCACGTAAAATTGAACCACCGCCTGCGTTTAATCCTAACACCAAGCAAAAGAAAGGCTGGAAAAAGTAATCGTGTTTATTTGTATTGAAGGAATTGATGGGTCAGGTAAAGGTACAATAACTAAAAAACTGGCTCAGATGAAAGGTAATAGCAAAATCTTTTCTTACCCGGATTATGCTAATTCTTCCTGGGGTAAAACAATTGGAGAGTATCTTAACGGAGATTACGGCGGTATTTTCCCGTTAAGAGTTCACGCAAGTATTTTTGCGTTAGAAAGGTTGGAGTCTAAACCTAGGCTAGAGCAAGCGATTTCCACAAATGACTTTGTTTTTGCGGACAGATATGTACCGAGCAACTTGGTATATTCTGCCGCTGCTGCAAAGCAGGGAGAAGAGGAAGATATAATCAAATTTCTGGTAGACCTGGAATACAACCAAATGGGGCTTCCTGTACCGGATTTTATTTTCTATCTGAAAATGCCGCTTGATTTAGCCATACAAAATATCGCTAAAAAAGAAAAAAGAATTTACACTGAAAACACAATGGACATACTTGAATCGAAGCGAGATTTATTACATAATGCTTCGAGCTTTTATTCGCAACTAATGAATTGGCACCCGCCAACTACACTTGTAACGATAAATTGCACAAAAGAAGAAAATCCAGGTGTTTTAAAAGATTTTGCTGAAATAGCAGACGAAATTTGCAAGTACATTGGTTAGTTTTTGTTTAACTTTTTAAGGAATTTTTAAATGAGCAGGCTAAAGCCACGAAGTAAGTCAACCGTTAAGCGAAATTTGTTGCCGAAGGATTCTGACAGCGGAAATTTGCTACCAAAGAACAATCACTTTATTAATCCGAATGCCAAAAACATTAGGCTACTGAATCCAGATTGCTACCGTAAAGGCGGTACTTATTCTGTTCGAATCTGGAATATGCTAGATCCAGAAGATCCAACCAAACTGCTAAACGGTAGATTGGATACAAACGATGTAGCAGGTCTTGGCGGTGTCTCTATCTCTGAACCTGTTTACATTTGTTCCTATGCGGGTATTCATCCAAACAATACTCCGGCGCAAAACATCAATTACGACGCTAAGGACTGTAACCCTGTGTCGTATATCATTGCCAGAGATAAAGAGTCTGTAGCAGATGGCATTTCGTTTTGGGAGGAGCCTTACATTAAATTTAGTAAGGTTGCCAAGGATGCAGCTAAAAGCGGCAGGTTTGCACAGAATCGTAAATGGGATTCTGATTGGAATTGTTTGCTTGCAGGTAAAACGCCTGCTATTTCAAAGTGGAAGCAGCAGTATTTTATTATCGGCTCTGTCTACAATAATGGTCCAGACTTAGACCTTGTTCGTGAACACATTCATTATGAGTCCGGCAATAAGTCTGTAGACAAAGAAATTGCCCGCGATGGAGTGCCGCTAGGTGACCGCGCCGATGACCCACTGGTAGTTACACCAATTAGTGTCTCAACTGGTCGAAAAATACTTCAAATGTTTTGTAAGCCGAAGGAAACTGCCGTTGAGGGTAATTTAGATTTGAATCCTTCGTTGATGTATAAATACGGGGATCCATGCGGCATTTACAGCCATCAGACTAGGACAGTTAAAGCCGGTGTGTTTGTACACCTTTTTAATCCAGATAAATTCTTGCCTAAGCAAGATACAAAGAAGGGCGAAAAAGACCCTTACAATGTCTTTAACCGACAGCTTTCCGCATATAGCACTTATGTATCAGGTCAAAGCGCTAAGGAAATCACTGAGTATGAAGTTAGCTTGTCCACGATGATTCCTGGCCCTAATGGCGAACTCAGGCCTTCGTTGACTACAGAGCAAGTTGAGAATATTACTTCAAAGCATTTGTTCTTCTGGCGGGAAGGCCAATCAGATCCAGCTGATTCTTTCTTGCTTTACGAGCCATCTATCGAAGAACGTTGCTTGTGGATTGCTAAAGCTTTTAGGTTTGTACCGCAGCTTGTAGAACTATGCTGGATGAGTAATCCTGAATACTTGGAATTTGATTCGGTAAAAGCTGTGCTGCGTAATCGAACTCAAGTAACAATTCCTGACGCTGCTGATGATATTAATGATCCAGCCGAAGAGGAAGAAGCTTTTCAACCAGAACCAGTTGTCAAAAAGAATACGTCAAAAGCTTCGGCACAAAAATTACCAGAAGTAGATTCCGTGCCAGATGACATTGAAAGTTTTGATTCGTTTGACGACCAGTTTTCTGCTGAAGACACATCGCCTGCTAAAAATAAAGCCGAAAAAATTAAATCGGCACCTGCAAGTAAGGCAGATGAACTAGTAGATAGTTTTGATGACGAATTTGGAGACGAAATCGAACTAGAGCAAGGTGATACTGAAGATCAGTTTGAAGCATCGGATGATGGTTTTGATGATTCGGATGAAGTATCTGCTGATTTTGATCCGGTTGAAGAAAATAACACCTCTGATACATTTGAAGACCAAGTCGAGAAAAGTCTTTCAACCGCAAAAGCTATTTCTAGGGCTAAAGCACGTTCTTCTAAGCCCAAACAATAATTAACCTTTTAATTAACCCTTCTTTTTACAGTGTAGCCGGTGTAATACCGGCTACACTTCTGTGGAGTTGCTATGTCTGAATATGATGATGAAAATCCGTTTGAATTTAACGAGCTTGAAACCGAGGATACGGTTGACATTCCTATGGATTTAATAGACGACGAATTACCTGAGGTTACACCTACTCGGGGCAGAGGCAGGCCGCGTAAAGTCAATCCCGAGGAAACCACTACAAAGCTAATTAAAAGGCGAGGTAGACCGCCAAAGAATAAATCAGTGGTAGAAAACGACCCTAAGCTTGAAGAAGAATCTGCTTTGCTTGCGTTAGCTGCCAACCAGGAAAATAATGACAACAGCGATGAAAACCTACTTTTGGGTTTAGCCGATTCGGCTGTAGTAGACGCAGCTCCACCTGTGGAAATTAAACACAGGGGAAGACCCCCTAAGAGCGGCGAGAAACTTGCTGACACAGCACCTAAGAAACGAGGCAGGCCAGCTAAACCTGAAACAGCCAGTAGTGTTAGCGCAGACTACACCGAATTTAATGAATCAGATCCTCAAGAAGAAGCTGCACCTAAATCCGAAATTAAACCCGAAAAGGTTACAGCTAAACCGGAAGAGTCTAAGCTAGCGGTGTTTCATGATCCACGTGCAGGTCGAGTAGCTAAATCTAAGCTTCAAGACGCACAAGAAAAATGGCATGGTAAGCAAAACATCCGTAATGCCATGATGGATAATTTCGTGGCAGCAGCTAAAGAGAAATTCGGGGCTACGCGTGTATTCGGATCCAGGAAAGAGTTAGAGCAGCTTTGCGTAGGTATTCCAACACCTTCGTTGCCAATGGAGTACGTTATTGCTAACGATATTCTACCGTTTGCGTTAATCATGCTGGCTGGTAGTTGGGGCTCATGCAAAACATCGTTGTTGTTCGAGTTTTTCAGATGGGTTCACGAGAGCAACGGTATTGAGTTTCACGTTGACGTTGAGCATAAATTTGACGGTGACTTTGCGTGCAATATTATGCGAGCGCCACCTGGGCTGCAGCCCTATATCTCTAACCGGGCACACTCTACTGAAGAGTGGCAAAATATGCTCACACACTATGCCAACGAGGCTAAGAAAGCTTTAACCGGCACAAAGGAAGAACCTGGTCCAGGGCTTACTGTCCCTGTAGCTATGGGCCTAGACTCGCTTGCAGCAGGCTTATCTGAAGAAATTCAAGATAAGGTGTTTGCAGCCGGTCACGCAGGCCGAGCGCACCCTGTTGACGCATTGAAGAACAAGAATTTTATTAATGCGTTTGTACCGCAAATGGCAGATTGGCCGTTTATGCTTCTGATCGTTAATCACTTGAAAACCAAGACTGACGATCAGGGTATTGAGCATAAGTACACACTTGGCGGCGGTAATGTTAATTTCCGAGAGTCAATTGAGCTACACAATTCTGTGTGGAAGAGCAAATTCAAGAACAACCAATTTGAAGGAATTGGGGTTAAGATTGCTTGCGCTAAGAATTCGTTTGGGCCTACACACAGGTCAATTAAAACTCGGTTTATCTGGTGGTATGAAGAAGATCCGAACACCGGTGAGCTTATTCAACAAGTGACCTGGGATTGGGATTGGTCTATTTGCGATCTACTAAATAGCGCTGAAGGTATTTACAAGAAGCGTTTGCAGGATCGCGGGATAAATATCAAGACAAAATCCCCTACCGCCGATGTTGAATGTATGGCTAATCTAACTGCTTTAGGTATGGGTAAGGAAGAATACCTAAATTACCAGGAAGTAGGACGAATGATTCACGAGAACCCAAAAATATGTGCGGATATCCGTGAAGCGTTAAGCATTAAAGTGCGACCTAAGTTAATTAATGGTATCGCGCTAGATAAGATTGTGCAGCAACAACGAGAGGCAGCTGAATGACACAAGGTAATCCTAATCACCCTCTGCTGGCGAAAATAAATCCTTACGCGTCAGCAGAGGCGGTGAAATCGTCTTGGGAGCATTCAAGAATCTTACACTTACTGCAAGTTATGCAGTTAACGCATTTAAAGCCGCAGATAAAAAACATTACGGTTACCGATTTGTTTACTTTTGACGCTTTTCTTCAAGTCTGCAGTGCATTTCCAATGCATCTTTTCTTTGATACTTTAAGCGATCAGATACCCATTCATAGAGATAACAAATCCGTACATCCGATGTGGTTTAAATCGTTCACTGCTTTGCCTGTAATAAAAAGGTACACAGAAAAGCTAAAGCAGTGTTCCTGGGATTTTGATTGTTGCCCTGTAGGTTTGGTATTTCCGCGAAAAGGTTTTCAGCAAGGATTAATCGTGCATAATGGTTCTTTTGAAAAATATGTGCCGGAAAGCTCCGGGTGTCATATTTACAAACAAGAAGGCGGAAGTACCTTGATAGTCCAGTCATTTACTGGTTTTTTGAGTAATTTAAAACAACGAGATGAGGTTTAACGTGGAGCTTACTATAAAGAAGCGTGCAGATTTGATCGCAAAGATGCACGAAACTACTAGAAAAGTGGCAACTACTTGTACTGAAAAGCTAGCCGCAGCAAGCAAAATAGGTGCGGTAGTTTATTATGACATGGGAGCAGCCATTAAAGAAATTTACGACAGTGCCTCTATCTCTGCAGCCGATAAGCAAAAAGAGCTTAAAAAGCTTTCAGCTTATCTCGGCAAAGACTTTTCACTGACGATGCTGGCTAATCTGAAAAACGTAGCGACAGTTTTTACGCGGGAGAAAATCGTTGGCTATCTTGAGTCACCAATGGAAAATGGCAAGTATTTGACCTGGAGTCATTTTTACGAGCTGCAAAAAATTTCAAATGAAGGCCGTCGAGAAAAACTGATTCAAAGCGCACTTAAGAATAGTTGGAGCGCTAAAGATCTGGCGTTAGAGCTAACTAGTAATCAGGAGTCGGATATTAAGCGTAGTGGGGGAAGAAAGCCAAGTGTGCCGAAGTCTCCAAATGCTATGCTACAGAAGCTAATTAATAGCACTCAAAGCACAGCTAATTACGTGGACATTATCACTGACCCACTAGCTGCAGCTTTGAGTGAGATGGATCTAGCTGAAGCCGACCCGTCTTTCGTTGGTAATCTTGACGCTGCTTTACAGCAGGTAGAAGAGACTACTCAACGACTGTCGGAAACCAAGGCACAATTGCTTAAATGACAAAAGAAAATCATAGCTAAGCAGAAAGCTTAATGTTTACAATCTGTGTTCTTTTTTACGGTGATTATTTAGACCTAGCCAAACGTGTTTTAAACTCTCTTGAAAATCACTGGAGAGTAAAAGACATACGGCTAGGTCTAAATGCCGTTAGTGACGAGACTTATAGATTTGCACACATGTGGGCTGAAAAAATATCAGTAAAAACCCCTGTGTCTGTTTATCAAGAGTCGTCTAATAAAAACGTAGGTAAATATCCTTTGATGAAAAGGATGTTCCACAACATTAAATCGCCATACATTATGTGGTTTGATGATGATAGTTGGCTAGAAAATTCCTCTGAGATTTGGTGGTACGCAGTACATAAGTATGCCGAATTGCATGCCGTTGTAGGTAGCGTACATCGTATTAAGCAGCGGAATAAGCAATACATGGCTATTGAGCATCAGCCCTGGTACTCTAAAAAGCCTGTGAAGCCAGAGCATGTTTATCGTTTTGCTACAGGGGGTTGGTGGGTTTTAAATAGTGCTGTAGCTAGAAACTGGGATTACCCTTTTTCGGCTTTACACCATAACGGTGGTGATTCTATCTTAGGCGAACTTACCCGACAGCAGGATTTATCTATAGGCCAGGTGACGCCGGATTTGGCTAAATGCCATTGTGAAGCTTGCAGTCGCGTTAAATCTAAGCAGAGAGATTTCGGTATTCAGTCACTGGTACACATTAATGTAGGCGGAAGGGCCGGACGAAGAGGACTAGGTATACAAAATGAAAAATATGTTTTCGCAGATGGTAAAGCGAATCCTGACTTGTTACACCAAAATTTTTCAACATCCATTACAAAATACGGAAGAAAAAATGAATAGAGATAATCATCCATTCGCAAATATTGATGCGCATTACGGTTGGAGTGCTGTGATATCACAGCACGAATCTGATCCTGAAATTGTAGGTGTAAAATTAAATTTAACTACTAGCGATACAAAGGCGTCTTTTTTTGGTAGTTATAGTTTGGACAGTCTGAATGATTTAAGTAGTGATGCAGTAGTTATACGTAACAAGTTATTATTATCAGCTTTCACTGCTTACTTAAACGCAGGCGGTACTTTAGATGATATAATTGACATTACAAAACGTATTAAAGCACATATGCGAAGAAACGGTGTATCAACGTCTGAACCTGTGTTTGACTACGGGCCTTATGTACTGTTTGACTACGGTCATTCTTCAGATGGTAATTACGTCCTTGATTTTATAAACTCTGAGTCTGAGCATCCTGACGGTGTTCGTTGGGAGCACGGGGTTTACATTGATCTTCAAGCCGCTGATTACGAAGAAGATGAATGAGCTACCCCCTGTACCTAATCTATCCATTAAAAAGGTGCTTGATCGAAGAGATAAGCTCACGGGTGCTTTAACCGGCTACCTAGGTCACAAGCTTACGGAAGGACAGTATGAAGCGTTTAAGCACACTTTAATTGCAGCGCTACCACAGGGCATTCCGGTTTCATCTGTAGAAAACAGCATTAAAAATCTGGCAGGCAAAACACTTTCCGACAAGGATTTGCTTAATTTCTGTTGGCGAATAGCCGCTAACATGGATTCTCTTTGGAATAGTCAGCCGGTTTTAGAGTGGGTTTACCAGAAAGATTTTGAATGGGTTCCAGTTGAGATAGCTGAAATCTACGTTGTAAAATTCAACGGAAAGATTAAGAACCAGCTGATATTTCAAAGTTTAACTGGTTCTATTGCACCTAAAACTTTGATTCAGTATTGGTCGTTTGAGAAGACATCGTACTTAGCCACGTTTCGAGACGATAAAAACAATGGTTTTGGTTTTAGCCGAAGTCGTTTAAATAAACGCGGTGATCAGACCGGACGAAATTTGTTTTTGGATTATCGACAATACGGCGGCTTACGTTGTTTTTTGTTGATAGATCCTTATAAGTCTAAAATTCAAAATGCACCGGTAGCTATAGAAGTAGGGCACAACGGGGCTACAACTTCGTATAACACCAATTTAATAGTCAGACGCAATAGGATAATTAACCCTTGTTTAAAGGGTTACGGTCACGATATTGAGTGTTTTCACTGTCCTTACGGATCCGACAAATGTGAAATAGCCACACACCCTAGGACTTATTCAATGATTAAATGTAAGGATTGTAACAAGCCTTACTATTGCGATTCGGGCGATAATCTTTACGGCACAATCTGTATTTCATGTGCAGCAGTTAGGAGAAGAGAATGAAATCTAAACTTAAAGTAGGTGACGATATTTGGTTTAAGGTAGAATATCGAGCAGGAAAAATATACAGAGCCCAGTCAATACTTAAAATTACACCATCTGGTATTATTAAAACACGTAGCTACACAATGACTTCGGATTTAAAAATTAGAGGTGCCCAGAATCCGGGACGGAGTGTAACGTGTTTAGGTAAATATCCAAAAGAAGTGTATAAGCGTACTAAAAGAAATCAGTTGATTGATTTAGCTACATTAGCTTGTAGAAAAATTAAGCTTGATATTCTTAGCGACGAAGACCTTAAATCAATAGTGGATATGTATCAAAAACAACTAGGAGAAGAGAATGGTAGCTGAATTTAAAGTAAAATCGAAACAAAACAGAACTCAACGAGGAAAAAATGTACATTAAAACAATCAAAATAAACCAAGACAACAGATGCTTAAAACAGGGATTAAACATAGAAGCTAGGCAGCTAACACTGCTTGTCGGTGATCAAGGTGCAGGTAAGTCTACAGTCTTGCAAGGCTTGGCTCAGCTAGGTCAAGCTAAAGAATCATTTTTAAGTGTAGAGTTAACCCCAGAAGGCGAAAAAGGTGTTGAATCCTATTATTTTGATTCTGAAAAGCACAATCCTCGTATAAAAGACCCACATCTTTTTAGTACAGCAGATGGTAAGGATAGCGGAATCGGTTTTTCGGCTGCACTTAAAAGTCGATTTAAGTCTCACGGTGAAGTAATAAAAGAATTTACTGTCAATCCTATAGCAAAGGCTGAGAACTGCATTGTTACTATTGACGAACCAGAATCAGGACTCTCAATAAGAAATCAATACAAACTAGTCAGTGCAATTAAAACCGCAATGGAAAACAAAACTCAATTTTTCATTGCTACTCATTGCTTGCCTTTGATTCAAGCTGTAGAACAAGTTTACTCTATGGAACATCTAAAATGGATGGATTCAAAAGAGTTTGTACAGACTCAAACAGCATAATATGACTGAAGCACAATTAAATACATAACATTAAACTGTGCGTAATAGTTTACGGAGTATTTTATCTAAAAAAAGTTTATACTAACAATAATTAACCATCTACGCAGTAAAGGATAAAAGAATGGAGGAAGAATTTAAAGTAGGGGATGAACTCTACTTTTTAGAGCATAACTACGGAAGCAGCACACCTGTAATTGAAACAATTGTTAAAATCACACCTTCCGGCAGACTTAAAACAGCTAGTTACGAAGTTGAGCCCGATTTAAAGGTTAGAGGCGGTAGGCCCCATCAAGGCTGCTGGATTTTATGTAAAGGAAAACCTACCGCAGAATTAAAAGCACTTTTTTTAAGAAGAGCTTTAATTCGTAACGCCACGGCTGCAGCTAGAAAAATTAATTTGGACAATCTGAACGACAAAGACCTTAGATCTATAATTGACATCTACCAACGCAGCAAAGGAGACAAAAATGAGCCTACAAGCTAGAATGACTGAAGGTGAGCCGAGACTTTACAACCCGAGCAGGGATGTAGCTCACAACTTTAAATCGGTTATGGAAATGGTTGCAGACAGGCTAGAACATACTTCTACCTGGACTGAACTTGCAGCTATTTTAAAGCGAGAAAAAGTGTCTGAAAATGATTTGGGTGAGGCTTGTGCTGCTTACTGCAGGTATTTAATACAGGCAGTAGATAACCCAAAAAAGCCTATGGCCAACGCAATTGAGGACGCTGGATTTTTCAAAACCAAACCTGCTGCGCAAGTTGCAGTTATGGCAATGATAGGTACTGTGTATGCTGGTATGCACCATGTAGGTGTTCGTGAAGCCACGATGGGCAACGTAGGGCCATTGCTTTCAGAACAAGAGCTTGTCCGTCAAGCAAGTGATTTGCTTAAATACATGCGGTACCCGCGTTGGTTAAGAAAGATTTATCGGCTAACTCAACGCATTAAAGCAGCGTTTAGAGCTATAAAAGGCTAAACAGATATTCATGATAGTAAACGAATGGAGTCCTAGATTTAAAAAGCAATACGGAGGTAGCTTCCCTACCTCCTATATTTGTTTCGACACTGAATTTACCGGTAACAGTCAGGATACAGATTTAGTCTTAGAAATCGGCCACGTTATGGTAGAAGATAACAAAGTGGTCGACAATAAGAGTTTTATCCTAAACTGGTACAAGACAGATATTCAGTCAAGTTGGCTTGACTACAAGCTTCAAAATCTAAGGGGTATAGTGGGAGCTGGCTGGAGGCTTTTACCTACCACGGTTAAGGTAGAAGGCCACGATCCTATTTCTGTTCTAAATTTCTATCATGAGCTATTCACTGTTTGCAGACAAAAAGAATTGCCTTTTGTAGCTCAAAACGGCATATGGGCTGACGAGAAAATGATTAGAAGCAATTTTAATCGTTATTTAAATCGAAGCTTCGATATACCTGCATCCGGCTATTTTGATACAGGTCTAATTTTTAAGGCTACCCGGGTATGGGATCCAGGTAGCAGTTTTGCAAACTACAAATCAATCATGCTTCCGGTTTCCGGCGAGACCCTGCGAGATTACTTTTTAAGAGTAGCTGGTGTACGAATTGCAGGTCTAAAGTGGAATTTAAGCTCAATTCTATCCTATTATGGATTAGACAAGTTGCATAATATAGACCCTGACAGTATGCACAGCGCTGGGTATGATGCAATGTGTTTGCATTACATTATGCAACACTACAGGTCGATTATAAAGGCAGAGGAAATTGAACCGCAGCCTTCAGTAATTAAACCATCTAACGGTTTTTCCGCTAAAGAGCTTGGATCTTATATTGAGGAAGAAATAAAGAACATAAATGCCGAAATTAAGCCAAAACGAGTTGAAAATTTTTCAGCACCGCCCAAAATAGAAAGGCCGCAACGTTCAAAACCAGCTGTATCGCCAGCACATAGACGAAAGCAAAGGCCTGTTTAATGTCAAACGAATATTCGACGTATGTTCCGTACGATAAGCTTGCAGATTACCGTGAAAAACGTAAGCCAAGTACCTGTCCTTTATTAGAATTACCTTCTGAGAAGTTTTCCCCTGTAGTCGACCACGATCATAAATCAGGTCGGGTACGCGGGATTATTTCACTAGAGGTAAACGCTTTGATTGGCAAGATAGAGAATTTCTTTAAATCACGCTGTGTAAACACTAAAAAGGATTTACCTACTGTACTTAGGGAAATAGCGGATTATCTAGAGTCTGAACAAGGCCCTTACCATCCGGTTGGACTTAAACAAGTCACTCGTCGCTTTAGCAGGCTACCTAAACAAACTCAAATTGAAGCTCTTAATCTTATGGGAGCGGGGGTTGAGCAGATTGCAGGTTGTAAAAGTGCAGCTAAACGTTCGGCTCTTTACCGCAAACTTTTAATTGAAGGCAGAAAGGATCCTACGCAATGTTAGTTTTTGTGGGCGCTTTAAGCACGCACGTAGAATTAAACGAATATGAGCAATCTTTTTTAAAGATAAATGCCGACAGCCCAAAGGAAGAAATAGCTCAATTCAAAGCTAACCTTGTTAAATGTCATTACGATTTAGTTTTGCTACTTAAACACTTTGAAGATGACGTTTCGCAAGTAAGGTCAATGCTAGAGCAGAATTTCTTTAGAAACGATCTTCTATCTGTCAGGATAACTGTTCCCGACTTAAACAAAGGTGTTAAGTACAATCTAAGCAGCAGGCTTCCCGGTGGAAACAAACCGCCTGTTTGTCTAGGCTGTAAAGCTTTCTTTAATGCCAATTTTCCTAAAGCTTTCCCATCAAATTATGACATTGATCCTGAACAACGTTTGACGTTTGTTAGCTACAAGAAAGAAGCATACTCAGCCGCAGATAGTCAGTTTTTGCTACAAAACCTGCTAAAGTCTTGCGGTGTGCTAAACTCTCCTTTCTCCTATTCAGGAGTAAACAGCACGCTTCACCGACATATAGTACGGGATCCTTTTGAAGACATAGCTCTGGTTAAAAGTTATATTCAGGCTAACACTGAAAAACTTACGCAAGAAGGCAGCTTAACTGCTTTTCAAAACATTGTGGCTAATTACAGTTCAGGCAGTGTAGACAGCCTTGTGGATCTGTTAATTACAGCATCTACTATAGATGGACTTAAGGAAAGTGATAAACGCGAGGCGGTAGTCTAAGGTAAATTCATGGAGAAGGACAGCTTTTACACGTTTAAACCGTTTAGAGTACCTAAGTACCGGATTCAATTTAGCAACGCTAGGTCGCTGGCAGATATCCAAGGTTACGAGTGGTATTCACCAGCTGCTCTTTATCTCTGGGGTAGATTTACCGAAAAGAATCTTTCTGATTTAATCGAGAAATACAATTTCAAGATTTTCTGGTATCAGTTTGACAAACCTATATTTACCGGATTTCAGTTTAAAGACGACAAATCGTGGAACCATCTTCTGTGGGCAGCTGAGAAAAAGGATTTTGAAAAGATTGTAGATGGGATTCTTCAAACCGTTCAGTTTGACTTAGAGCAGGATAAACTCTATCAGTACGCACTTCAAAAGCTGCAAATATACGATCCGTTAAATTCGGATTTAGAGCGAATAGTCGGGCCTAAGACACCTGTAATTGAGATAAACGCTTTTGCCGTTCTTTCAAACGAAAGACAGTGTGCTTTTGCACCCAGAAGCAATGTTGCAATGCTTCCCGGTATGGTGTCTTATCCACCCGATAATGTTCATGTTAGAGCAGCAGACCGGCTTTTTGCAATGTCCCACAAAAACTCAGACGCGGCTTTTCAAGAGTATAAGAAGATTATGCTACAGGAGCAGGACGAAAACTATTACAACCGCGTAGAGGAACTAAGGAGAAATAAAAATGGCAGATAGTTTTTCTTTGCCTTCAGATCAACAATTCCCTATAGCAAGCCTTCGCCATTTTTTGCTACCCGATCAGTTAGTTTCTGTGCAAGTTTTTCAAGCGGAAACTGTACAGGATTTAATTGATAAGGTAAATTCTTGGGTAGATTCGAGTAAAAGCGTAATAGCTGTTCCAGGATGTGTGTCGGTTTCAGCTGGTGTTTATTATTTGACTTTGACCTATGTCCCAGCAACTAGTGGAATAAATAATGCCTAACCAAAAACCAGATAGATCACCCGTAGAAATAGTCCTAGAGTCATTTGCTAAGCAGGAATCTAGCGTAGACGAAGAGACTTTGAACTATCTAGCGTCTATAGCGCATTTACCGTTACAAGTGAAGGAAGCACTACTACCCGCAGACAATCAGGAGTACAAGCTGGATTTGCCGTCGCATAAATGGTGTTTATGTGAATCACCAGAGGGCGACTATCCAAATGTCTACGCCTATAACAAGTTTAAGGACTTGTTGAAGGCGTTGTCATCAAGGATAGGTAAAGAAACGTCAGTTTGGATTTTCTACGGATTACCTCTACCGGTAGCTAAGATCAAAAAACCAGAAACAGCCGATGAGTATTATTTACTACTTCCAAACAAGGCAGCAGTAAAAATTACTTCAAGTGGTGATACTACTGCGGTCAACTCTGATGATTTAGACGCCGAATCACTTGAGAATCTTAACCACGGCTGGCTTGGCGACGACTCGGTTATGACCTCGCAGTACTTTAACCAAGGTATCACCGAAAAAGAAGAAATCAAAAAAATTGACGATAAAAGTGACAACAACGACCAGGATTTTAACAACAACTAAGAAAAATGAGCACCGAATACAAACCCAGCATTCATTTGCCTAACGCTACGGAAATACCTGCTTCTAATAGACAGGAGTTTGACGGCAGGTCTACCGCTTTTGACCATAATAAACCTTACTCTAATGTGGTCGTTGACCCCGATACTCCCGATGCATTTGTACTGGATTTATCAAATGTAAACACTAAAACACTTGCTAAAAACAGCGGAAAACCACCTGCCGAGGTTTTTAAGGCACTTCAACCTTCGCCCGTAAAGGAGGCTGCAGTTGTTACTTCTGTAGTACAAGGTGTAGCGCCACCTATGCAGTATGAGTCTAATATGGTTTGGGGTGACGGGCCACCTAAGTTCTATATGTCCGATACAGCTAGTGGGCCTGATTTTGCAGTTCAAGCGACCGTTGAAAAATCAAACACGGCTCCAGACAGCCTTAAAGCCGCATTTAACGCTCTAAAGTCGCTAAAAATACCATTTCTTCTTAGTGGTGTTCCAGAGAAACCTGGTTTTACGGTATATTTTGAATTTGGCCAGCTAGGTACTATGGCCGCTAGGTATCACGCTGTAATCGAAGAAAAAGACTGTATTGTGCTTGTCTACGATGCGCGATTTGAATACGGGCAGCAGTATTTACCTCCAGCGTTGGCTCCCGAGCAGGTGCTTAATTTGACTGTAGCCGAATCGAAACAAAGCTTTTCTGTTGCGTCAGTGGGTCTGCAATGGTCATTAGGTTGCCTTGATTTTATAGTCTTACTTAGAGGTTAAAGCCATGGAAAAAAATGGAGCTATCGGCGGTCATACACCGTGTCAAAGACCGGACTGCTGTAGAAAAAATGAAAAGGTAGCTAAGCAGCTTGACCTACCTTTTGACAACACTGCTGCTTATGATAAAGCCGAAGATGGATTAATGAAGCAGGCTTCCGATGCGGTAAAGAACGCATCTAAGAAGTAGTTATAAAGAGGATCGCACGATGACTTACTTAAGCTCTGGCAGCCCGTTTTTTAGTCGTGGTGCCGGTGTAACCCACGGTGAGCATGGTTTTGCCGATCCTTTTAATGACATAGCAACCACGCAGATGCCGACTACTATGAAGTCGGCACTTTGGTGGTCAGAATACATCTGGCAGATTGTAGGTACTTACCGCACTGCCATGGAAAGAATTGTTTCTCACTTCCTTACCGAACTAGAAATAGGCGGCGAGGAAGTAGGCGACGATGAAAAAAAGAAATACAAAGAATACCTAAACGACAAGTTAGGTCTTTTAAATTTCATGTCTATCGCGCTTAAGGATAGACTTTGCTACGGTAACTTCTTTGGTAGCGTAATTGTTCCTTTTAGACGTTATCTACAATGTCCAAAAACTGGCGACATGTATCCACTAAAAGTGGTGTACAACAATTTTAATTTCCAGTTTGACGCGCAGTTTAATTTTGTTGCTACTTGTCCAAAGACAGGTTGGAGAGGCCCTTGGCATGTAGTTGATAAGCCTAAAGAAGAGTCCGACCGGCTTATTTTAAAGCGATGGAACCCGCATGAAATTGAAATACTGCACGATCCTTACACCGACGAAGTAAGCTACCTTTGGCGTATTCCAGAGTATTATAAGAGGATGGTTAAGGAAGGTAATCTTTTCCATCTTGAGCGCGTTAGTAAGCAGGTTTTGCAGGCTATTAAGCAGGACAAGCTATTTAGGTTCTACCCGGATACTATTTATCACATGCGGGAACCTACTCTTGCAGGTATCCGAGCTATGGGCTGGGGTTTGCCTAGGAGTCTTGTTAACTACAGGCAGCTTTGGTACTTGCAGGTATTGCGACGTTACAACGAAGCAATTGCCTTAGACTATGTAATACCTTTTAGGCTTATTACACCTGAAGTTAAAGCCGGGGGTGGCGGTGCCGGTGGTTTTGCAATGAATGACCCAATGGCTTCGTACAACATGGGAGATTTCAGATCGCAAATTAGAAACATGATTAATCGACGTAGGCGGGATCCAGCAGGCTGGAATACTTTGCCTTTTCCGGTTAAGTATCAAATTTTAGGTGGAGAAGCAAGTCAGTTAGCTCCTACCGAAATGATTACGCAGGCCTATGATACTCTTCTTAATGAATCAGGAGTCCCTGTAGAGTTCTACCAGGGCTCTTTGACTATGCAAACTGGGCCTGTGGGAATACGCTTATTTGAAAGTATGCACCGTGGTTTAGTGGATGATGCCAATAAATTTGCACAGTGGACTGTAGATGCTATCAGCAAGATTTTGTCTTGGCAGCAAATTGATTGCAAGCTTAAGCCTGTTACTATCGCAGACGATATGCAGAAACAAATGGCTGCTCTGCAGCTCATGATGGGTCAGCAGCTGTCTGGTACTTCGGGTCTTGCAGCTATCGGTTACGATTGGGAAACCGAGCAACGCCGAATTGCTGACGAAGCAAGAAAGCAGCAGGAAATGCAAGCTCGTATGCAAGAAGAAGCCGAGCAAGCTGGATTTGCCGCTGAGATTGCTAAGGGTATGAACCCGGCTATGCAGCAGCAACAAGGCGGTCAGCCTGGTGCTGCTCCTGCCGGTGGTGCTGGTGGTGGTAACCCGACTGGCCCAGATGCCCAATCGGCTATGGGTGCAGGACAGACGCCTGTTTCCAGTTATATTCAAAGCATGGGGCCAAATGTTCCGGTCACTCCAAATGACCTGGAAGCTGCAGCCTCGCAGTTGGCACAGGAACTACTTGGTCTACCTGAGAGCGTTAAAGATTCAGAGCTACGTAAACTTAAGCAGTTTAATCCTATTCTTCACGGTCGTGTGCGAACCAAGATGGATGAAACGCGCAATCAGCTACGTTCTCAGGGTGGAGCAATGCTTCAGCAACAAATGGCTTCAGGGCAGATGTAATGCGTATTGGATTTGTATGCCCAACGTATAAGGCCCTGGAGCTACACTCCTATACAGTTAAAGCCGTAAGAACTTTTTTTGATACTACACCTCAAGGTGTTGCAGTTGTTGTCGATGATGGTTCTATAGGTTTTGATAAAAACTACATCCAGAAATTAAAAGTCTTAGCTCCAACAGCTAAACAAATTGTTGTAGAGCACTTCTCAAAGCAATTAGGTCTAACCCGTAGCTGGAACCGTGGGCTGGAAATATGCGCGGATTTACAGCTTGATTTCGGTATAGCAGGTAACAACGATATTCTTTTTCCTGTCCGGTGGTATGAAGGCCTCATACAGTTAAATCAAAGTGGAACAGCTATGGTTGGTCCACTATCTAACGCACCTGGAATCACAGCCAAAGGCGCACAGGAAATATCGGCGCACATAAAAGATTATCAGTTGTCTGATGATTTAGAGCTTTTAAACAATTATTCGCTTAAAATACTTGAGAAAAACAAAGGCTTGTATCATTTAAGTTACGTAAATGGTTTTTTTCAATTTGCAGCTATGCAATCCTGGATTAAAGGAAAATACGACGATAAGCATTTCTACAAGCCTGCAAACTTTTTTACTTCATCTGGCAAAAAGAATCCAACTCCTTACACTACGCTTAACGAAGATGAGCTTCAGGCTCGCTGGCACAAGATCGGTTTGAAATCAGGAATTGCTTTAAGCAGTTTCATATTTCATTACCGCTCAGTTGCACGCGGTGACAAATATAAGAGAGGACAATGGTTTAGACAAAATGAGAAAAATTCTAGTTTATAGTTGTGTATCAGGCGACTACGACGATTTGGCTAGAAGTCTATATGCCTCTGAGTGCTTTCCAGAGGATAATGTCAGGTTTGTTTTATTTACTAACACAAACAAAGAATTTTGTGTCGGCACCAAAAGCGGTGTGCAGTGGAGGGTTAAACCCCTGCTCTGGAAACATCCATCTTGTAACCGCAGGACAGCTCGTTGGCATAAGGTAAACAGTCACCTTATACCCGGTGATCACGAAGTAGCTGTTTGGATAGACGGCACACATTGCGTTAAGAAAATAAGTGTAAGTTCGCAGTTAGTTGAAGCTTCAATAGGCTCAAACACTTCTGCTTCGCTGTTTACGTTTAAGCACCCTATTCGCCGCTGTGTATATCAAGAGCTAGATGCTTGCATTAGGTACAACAAGGATAACCCACATTTAATGCACACGCAGGTAGCTTCTTACCGTCAAGAAGGTTATCCCGAGCTAAACGGTATGGTTGAAACAGGCTGTGTACTTAGAAAAGTAAATCAGCCTACAGCTTTGTTTAATTCTGAGTGGTGGACAGAAATACAAAAATACAGTTTTAGGGATCAATTAAGTTTTAACTACGTGGCGTGGAAATCAAATTTCAGGTACGGTATCCTTCCTGGATCCGGTACCGAATCTCCATTTTTCAGATATGTAAAGCACAAAAACCATGCTTGAAGTAGGTGTTTATGTTGACTACAAACACAATGACCGGACATTAGCTGCAATACAAGTCGCTAATTGGTTTTTGAGTTTAGGCTACAAGGTTAAAATGGTTTCTGACGGACCTGTAGCCAAAAACGTAGATGAGTTCTGGGACTCAAGAGTAATACGCCACACTGAGAATAACTTGTCTTGGATGATTGGCATTAATTATGTGTGTTGGTTTTACCCGCATACACTAGGGGCAAATGTTATAAATTACTTTGCTCACATGAGTGATAAAGAAAGACCACAGCATGTGTATTTCCCTGGGTTTAGCGGTGTAAACAGTTTAAACCCTGGTTTCTTCGGACATGTCGACAAGACAATATGCCTTAATCGAGATATAGCGCTTTGGCTCAGCTCAAACGTTTATGCCTCGCAAACAAATCAAAGGTGGGCAGATCTTACCTCTTGTGATAAGGTTATGTACGAGAAATGCGGAAGGTTTTCACAAGATAGTTGTCATTTAACCGTTATACTAGGCAGCGATTTTGTAGAAAACATCGGAGTTAATCTACTTGTTACTTTAGATAAGTTGCTTAGTTCCGTTGACAGTTTAAAGATATCGTTTGTAAGTGAAAAAACATTACCTCGGCAATATCGTAGCCAGATTAAACGACTAGCAAGCAAACATTTACCACGAGTAGTTAATTTCGGAGTCATTCCTTACAGCCGATATTCAACAATTTCCTACCTAAGTGATTTTATTTACATAGCTTCGGCATCTTTCAGGTACGGTTCTTTAATTTCGCATTTAGGCGCAAGCGGAACACCGCTTATTTGCCACGATTTACCTCCTGCTAGGTCGTATCTATCTAACGGTATTTCGGGGCTAATTATACCCACAACGGTATCGTCTACTTCGCATCCAATAGGACAGGTTTCATTCTTAAGTATTTTCGATACTTTAAAAAATGCAGTGGAACTGTCTGAGTTAAGCCTTCGTGGTTTGCAAAAAAATTCCTACGAGGTGCGTAAAAAGAAAGCAGCTGATTTTGGGCGTTTTCTACAGCAAGAGTTTTCTTAGTCGTGCTTTAGTTTCTTAATCTAACTGGAGGAAAATATGGAAAAAATCAAGGTTGTAATTGACCGAAGTAAGTGGAGAACAGGTGGGAAGGGTTCTAATTCAACGGGCGAAGGTAATACTCGTCTTTTAAATCAAGAAGGGTTTATGTGTTGCCTGGGATTTTGTTGTCAAGCAGCAGGTGTTTCTGTTGCTGATTTATATGATACAGCTTTACCACACTTTTTACAGGTAGACTTAAGGGAAGCACTACCTGGTCTAAAGGCTTTGATTGTTCGGGAAACAGGTGATTCTTTATCTTCACGTGCAACGTGTATCAATGACTACCTAGATACCACACCCGATCAAAAAGAACAAAAGCTTTTAGAGCTTTTTAAGGATTCTGAATTTGAGATTGAATTTACTGGCGATTATCCAAAGAAAGAAGAAAATGTTTGAAAAAATTAAGGTTGTAATTGACCGAAGTAAGTGGAGAACAGGCGGCCATTCTACTGTAGCTACCGGAGTGGGCGCGACAGTGCTTTTAAACACAGAAGGTTTTATGTGCTGCCTTGGATTTTGCTGCAAGGCTTTAGGTCTTGCAGATAAAGCTATTTTTAATATAGCCGTACCGCAGAACGTTATTACATCCGATGAGTGCGGTAAGCCGGGATTTAAAGATTTAACTACGTGCACAAAGGGTTTCGTAGCGGCTACTTCTTTAGTAGGGGATGCTATACGTATTAACGATAGCTTTGAACTAATTCCAGAAGAAAAAGAAGCAAAACTGCAGGAACTTTTTAAAGATTCCGACTTGGAGCTTTCTTTTGAAGGTAATTACTCTTTTGATGGACCAGATGTTTATAACTAGTGAACTATTTTCTGTACGCAAAATCTACCTGCAAAAAGAAGCAAAAGACTACTCTAGAACCCAGGAAATATTATCCAAGTATCCAACGGCTGTAGTAACAGAAGTTGAAGACCACTGGAAAACCGAAGAGCTTAATAAAAATCCAGAAATGCTTAAAAACTGGACACAAGTAAAAGCTCACGACTTGGTGCTAGGGGTCAAAGCCGCAATTGCTTCTCGTCCAAACGGTAGATCGACTGACTTTATTGCCCCCAGCTTAGCCAATGGCTGCACAGGGGCTTGTGCTTACTGTTACGTCGCAAGACGTAAAGGTTATGCTAATCCGATTACTACCTTTGTAAACATTGAAAAGATCCTAGCTCACATTAAGCGTAAAGCC